GCAACTTTCAAATGTCTCATCTTCATATCCACCGCAGTCACAGCCAGTAGTAATTAAGCATTCGAATGCACGATGCGTTAGATAGTCAGCAAAGTACTTATCTTTAACAACACCAAACGGCTGATGCTTTAACATTTCTTGCCAGCACTCTTCTGCATCCTTGAAAGGGCGGTACTTGGCTTCTGGCTTGATGCGATAAAAGTTTGAATCACAGTCAAAATGTGGTAGCATAGCAGTTTTCCACATTTTTGTAGTATTATCAAAAATTTCAATTTCTTTTCCTTCTGCGTATGCCTGAATAATAGGCAGAAGGACTTTTGCATTTTCTCTTGTCATACTCAATCATTTTTATATTCTTCCCAACCTCTCTCCCAAGAGCCACCTGAACGGATAGCCCAAAACTCTTGTTGAGGAAGGATAGTTCCTTCTTCATCAACTAACTCCTTTCCTTTGTATTGAACAAACTCACCTTTTGAAAATGAGTTATGTCTTATCGGCTTTCCTACGCTAATAGCGAAAGCCATTGCTTCTTTTCTTGTCATACTTTATTTATTAATTATCATCATTATTTGCAGGGCAATCAGAGTACTCTGGACAATAGTCACAAGACTGCCCATTTCTAAGTCTCCAACACGTATAGCCTTCGTTTGGTTCTGTCATAATCTATCCTCTAGCTCCTTGTTTCTTTTGCTCATTGCTTCTTGCTGTTCTTGTTGCAACTTTCTTAGATTAACCATTCTATTATGAAGATTATCGTGGCTCTTTTTAATTTCGTGTTTTACGTAAAAAATCGTAAAAACGAATCTAAAAACCATCCACGCAAGAAATGCAATAATTGGAGACATAACCAATCCCCAAGACCAGTCAATAGCACCACATAATTTCATAACGATAAACGCAACTTGAATTAATGTTGCAAATAATTTAAATTCTTTCATAATTCTCTTCTTTTTACCCTCTCCCTGTTGCCAAGGAGAGGGTGGTTAAGCTTAAAGGTTGTCTGATGTTCCATCCCAAGAATATACAAATTCTCCTAAGGATTTCCACCCTAAACAAATTTCTCCATGTTTTCTATAATCACAAGTATTATAGCTCTTGCATTTCGAACAATCTGGCTTACTCATCTACAACCTCCCAATCTTCCGCAAATACATCAGATACGGAAGGAACCCAAGAATCTGCTCTTCCATCTGGATTGATGATAAGCATCTGATTGGTGTAGTCAATGTGAGGATTCTCACGATTCATCAAGATGTCCTTTGCAGACTGAGGGAGTGACTGCATTTTAGGAATGACGTCACCTTCAATGTGTGAAGGAACCTGCTTCACAATGAACAATCCTTTACCATTCCAGCCACTGCGTCTTACAGCAAGACCAGCCTTTAAGCAATGCATAGCACCGCCAAAGTCCATTGTGCCAACCTCATGGTAAGCCGTCTCAAACACGCCCTTAGGAGACCAACTTTCATAGCCGCCTTCATAGACAACTTTATAGCCGTCTTCACGGTTCATTGACCTTGGTACAGCTTCATCTTTAAGATATACTTTGCCATCAACTCGCCACGCTGGGGTGGCATTTACAACTTTTGTTCCAATGTACTTTTTCATATCAATTTATTTTATGTCCTCATAGAGGATGGTTAGTTACTAAAGCTCATTAAATTCTTCTTGAAATCTCTGTTTGGTTTCATTCAGAAGCTGTTTGAATTTGGTTTCAAAAACTTCATCACACGTTGAAAGTCCCCAAATAGCATCAGCAAGTCTACTATTGCTTGATTTTGAAGACATATTTAAGAGTTCATCTACTTTAGGAATCAAACTCTTAGCTAAGATATTAGCTCTTTCTAATTTATCTATATTCATACCTCTATTTATTTATGCCCGAAGGTGGTTAAACATTAAATCTTTCTATCTTGATGAGTTATTTTTTCACACTTATTTCCTCTGCTATTCCAATAACCACATTGGTAACATTTTCTACCATAGAAAGGACAATGATAGTTTATTTGTGTTGCCACACTCATACTTACACTTCCATTTCGTGATTAATACCAAGACCAAATAGAAAGTTTTGGAGTTGATGACAGTATTTTATATCTTTCAATATTTTATTACCATCAATACAAATATCATAACAGTTACGTACATAACTAGCTACAATATCAATACCTAGACCCTCTTTAGAATAAAGAGCACCACTTTCATCTTGTCTAATTATTTTAAAGCCGTTTGTTGAAAGTATCTTAGGAGTAAGAAAAATACCTTCAATTACATTGACATTGATTGTTTGTAAAGATTCGTATTCATCATAATAGGTTGCATAGTAACCATCATTATTTTCTATAGTTACTATATTTCCATTATATGTAACCAAATCTCCTGGAATGTATTCTAACTTATTCATATACTTTACTTTTTAAGATGATTATACTTCTTGATAGCATCTTTCTTAGAAGCTGCCATAATCTTAACTCCCTTGATAGTGAACTCATGCTGAGTCTTTGGCTGACACTTTTGTTTGTCAGAAGGAATGTTACCTTTAGGTGCATCAAGTCTAGGACTTGAGCTTCCAAAAATATCACCTTGCGCATAAGCTGCTGTAGCAGCCATTATCAATGCCATTCTCATTAAATTTCTATTCATAGCTACTCCTTAACTTCTTTAAAGATTATATCTTTGCCGTCTGACCGAACAACATTACTACATTTAAATTTTGAAGGTGCGAAACAACGGTATTTACCAAAAAAGAAACAGCCTTCACAACCATTTTCTTCAACAGCTTCAAGAGTAACAGTTACTCTTTCTCCAACTTTAATTTCTGCCATATTTAATTTCCTCCTAATTCAATATAAACTTTTTCCAACACTTCTAACGGATAATCATTCAGATTGAGATTATGTATTCTATGAATGATAATTCGCTTACGGTATTCTAATTCTATTGCCTTTATCTGCTCCTCATCTTTAGGTATTTCAATTCTACGAGAGAGGATATAAGATGATACTCCGAATTGAAATCCGTTAGACTTCCGATATTTTATATTGTTTACAACGACCAAAGTTTTTGTTATTCTTTCAACAACAGCAATTCTTCTGTTGTCGTATTTGTCGTAAACAACAACCTTATCACCAGCAACCAAATCTTTAAGCTCTTTCATTTTAATCTCCTTCTTTATTTAAATTATCTACCCAAGTGTCTAAAGCTTTAATACACTTATCAGGAAGTTCTTTGGCTGTAGGATTATCTTTTAGATAGTCTATTGTTCCTCCTACACCATATATTATATATAATTCTCTCTTAGAAGGAACAAATGTAATTACTAATGTTGAAATAATTAATAATGTGTATGCCCAGTTTTTAGTCTTAGTAAAACGTTTGTAATCAAGTGTTTCAGATATTTCATCTGTCGTACAAGCTATATTTGCAAGAACACTAGCAACACTGAATATCAAACTTACTATAAATATCAATACAAATAAAAAATTTATATTATCTAAAACATTTATCCAATATAATGTACTCATTTTTTACCTCTCTTTCTGTTTAAAAGTTTTTGACCATATTCTTTTGGTGAATTTGTTGTATTGATTACAACACAATTAGGAAACTTGGGAGCCATAAAGTAAAGATAATAATCAGTATTATGGTATATCATTACTCACCTCCTTTCTTATAAATTACAACTGAATCTACAGGAATTTTACCATTATAAGTAATTCTTAATTCTGTCTTACTTTTATATACATCTAAGGCAGTAGGAGTATAACTTATGTGTGCCATAACAAATAACAATCCAATAACTGCAATAATTAAAAGTACTATAGATAAAGCAGTATTACCTTCTTCTTTTATTGCGCTTACACAAATTCCTATTATAGTAACAACTATAATAAAACCAATAAATCCTAATAAACTCATTTATTCACCTCCTTTCTTTGGTAGTAAATCGTCTTTATAAGCCCACTTATAAATACCAAATCTTCTACAAGCAGCTTCCCATCCATTACCAAAAAGGTCATTAAATCTATCAGAGTTATAGCTAGATATTTCTCGGAACTCTTTAGCTTTGTTTATATATACTAAATCAAAGCCTTCCTTTGGTTCTTCATTTGCAGGATGTAACAAGTCTTTCAAGAAATCATTGATAGCATCTTTATAACCTTTCTTATACCCATCAATCAAAGCTAAAAGTTCTCCATGTTCTTGAGAAGTAGCAAATCTGTATGCTGCGTCATCAATTTTCTTATCATCTATCATAATTAAAGTGTTTTAAGAAAGTTATAGAAATACTCAACAGCTTCCATTATTGTATCAAATTCCTTATCTAAGGAACTTTTTATACCATCTTTTTCAAAGGTAATATGAAGTTCCACTTTATCCTTCTTTCCAATAGCTTTACCAATTCTCCAATAACGAAGATTATCACATTTAACTACTTGGTTGAAATCTATAAATGGAACAGATGTTGTGTTACCTATTAATTTTTTTAAGTCCATATTTAGTCCTCTATATTTTTAGCTGTACCTAATAATTTTGCAGTTTCTTCATTGTAAGGTAATACTTTATAATATGCTCCACCTCCTAGACAATTAATAATTTCTTTACCTTCATAGTTTTTTGAATAATGACTAAATATATCACATGACCATTCATTAATAATTTCACAATAAGCTACAACTTTATCAAATGGTTTAAATTTGCCCTTTGGTTTCAAATCAACAATCATTTTCTTTTTAGTATCCCAAGCTTTGTTTTCCTTAGCTAGAGCCTCAAAGAGTTGCTGCTTCTCAGAGTCTGTTGCAAATTTAGCAAAAGGAGATATATGAGACCAGTCATCATAATTTATCTTTTTCTTTTGAATATTATATCTTGCATAATAATTATATTTATTATCAACTTTATCTGTACAATTTTTTATAATATAAACATTAACACCTTCGAGAACACCTTGTGTCACTATATCCCCATCCTTGAACTCAGGCTGAGCTTTTTCAATCTCCAAAGTTTCAAGATTTAACTTACCTCCCAAATGCTTTTCTATGGTATTTATGTAAGTTTTAGCAGCTTCTTCAGCTTCAATACCTATAAAATCATTAGTATTAAAGACAGATCTACTATTATCATATTCAACTTCTTCATCAGAATAAGTAATTAGACTGTGATAACCTATAAATTTTGTATAACTATCATTTGCCCAAGTTTCGAAAAGGACTTCTCTCTTTCCATTATTACTTATAAGTACATCGCCTTTCTTCCAAGCAAACTTAGACCAATCACACATTTCTTTTGAAGGGAATAATAACGGCTCTGCTTCAGAAAAATTAAAATAAGTTCCATTACTATAAAAAGATGATACAGTATCAGTATGATGTGATATGTATATCTGGGAATTATAAATATTTAAAAATGTACATTTTCCAAATAATGGGGAATGCAATTTAGTGCCTTCTGGCTTATACTTTAGGATTTCTGCTATATTTAATTTTGTTTCCATAATTAGTCTTTATAAATTGCGTCAAGAATATGTTTAAACTTAGGATTAAATATAACAGATATAGCATCCTCTTTAGTGCTAAAGTAAATATTATTATAAGTATAACCAGTATTATAATCTACTGAATAAGCATCGTCACTTTTATTATATATAATACAATATTTACGTTGAGATATGTCACTCCAGTTTGGTTTCCAATCTCTATTGTAGTATCTAGCTATATTCATAAGTTTGCTTAAATTAACTAACTTAGAGACGTTGCTTTCATTAACAATTATATCCTTACCATGCATACATAGCTTTAAGGCATCTTCAACATATTCATAAGTAATAGTACTCTGCTTAAATTTAACTATACCCTTAGCTAAATCACTATTTTCTAAATCTATCTTCATTCCTTCAGGAATATCAATAGTTAATTGATTATTCTTTATTTCCATATTATTTATTTCTTTAAATACTACATCAGTTTTATCAGATCTATAGTTGTGAAGACATGAACCAACAATACTAGCTGCTGCAAAACAGCATCCCCTAATATCACACTGTTCACATTCAAATCCTTTTATTACTTTATAAGTTTTACCATTATAAGTAAATACTTCACCTACTTTTCTTTTCATATTATTATAAATATAAAAAGTAATACTACGGTGATACAAATTAATCAATCCATTTCCAGTTACAATTTGTGCCACCATAAATAACTTCAAACAGAAGTTTTCCAAATTGCTTAGAAATGTACATAGCAGCTTTCTTTGAACCAACTGACCTAAATCCAACCTGTGCATTATCATAAGACATATATCCACATCTTGAGTAAAAAGCACCAAGACCATCACGTAAACCAGCGTTAGCATTACCACCCACAACATCAAACTCCTTTCCTTCTGATTCGATGTGTCCTACAATAGTGTTACCACAACAATTCTCAATCTTTCCAGATAGACAGAATTCAATAGTAGGATACCAACGTTCTCCAGTAGTAAGATGTCTTTGTTCATTGTAAGTTACAGCAGCAACTACCGCTCTATAAGCAGCTATCTTCCACTCGTATGAATCTGTAGGAAGTTTAGATAGTGAGCTTATAATATCTTTACAGATTTCCTTACTTATAATAAATTGGACAGCATCTTCAATGGATTTAATATTTTCCATACTATCTTCATCATCAAAGATAATACGACCATCCTTCCAAATAGCTTTTTTACCATCTGGAACTTCAATTTCTAATACTTGTTTTCTCATAATTTTATATTTAAATATTATTCAACTTTATATTAAAGTGTATTTACCAGTATAAATAATTCCATCAGATATAACTTCATTAAGTTCATTAATACAATAAGTTGCTCCTTTAGGTATTATAAACTTACCTATATATAAAGTATTCATATATGTTGGATATAATCCAATCTTAGGCATAGAATTTGTCTTTTTATATACAATCACATTTAAGTCATGAAAACGTAAAGACTTTATAAATATTACATTTATATAACTATGAAATCCTATCGCTATAACATTTTTATTAAAACATACATTGTTTTGATATATAGTATTAGTTTTATAAGTAAAATTAATATAGTAGGGTATAAAAATATCTTGATCTGCTCTGATACCTACTTTCCAAACTACTATATCTCTTTTAGCTACTAATACTTTACTTTGATTTGACTTCCAAAAACACATATTAATAAAAATTATTTACTTCTTCTCTTAATTGTTTAATACTATCAGATTGACAGACAACTTCTTTTTGAAGTTTTTCTACATTTTTTTGAGCAGAATAAAGTGACACATTTATACCTATCACACATCCAACCAAAATTGGAACTAAAAAGTTATTAAACTTTTCCATATTATTAAAATTTTAATAAAAAAAATAAGGAGCATATTAATTAAATAATTAATACACTCCTATGAAATTTGGCATAAAAAAAGTTTGGAGAAGTAATACGAATTGAACGTACTTGAGGTTACTTTACAGTAGGTTTATACATATCTTGCAAGGGATATGGCAACTTTTCCTATAATATTGCTAATATTATGTTGTCTTTCACCTTTATCACCTGTCCTACATACTTGCAAACATGTAGGTAACTTCTCTTTTCTCTAATTAGGTACACAAATTCCCAATTAAATACAATGACTGAAACTTCGCAGTGGGAGATTTACGAATTAAACGTACTTTGAAACTTTCGTTCACAATTCCTAAAGATTTACTAGATTACTTTAGCGCATTGTTTCCATTTCTTATCATCTGTCCTACATATTCGCGACTATATAGGTATCTCCCAAATTGATTATATTGTTACTATTCCAATAACCCTAAATATCTAATATCAGTACTAACTACTTCTTCATATCTATAGCTAACATATATAGTAGCACCCGATGGAATTTCAAATATTCCTATTTCTTCGTATAAGTTCCTTCTATGCTTAGCCATCTTTTTAGTTAAGTATGAATGATAACCTTCATATATACAAAAAAGATTGTCCATACAACATTTATCCAAAGAACTAAATGTATAGTATTTTGTAAATTCAGGGTTTATCTCCACGGTAGGCATAATATTGTATTTATTGTATATACAATTTCGGTATGCACTTATAAAGCTACCTAAACTTGTTGATTTACCTACTTTATAAACTTTTAAAGGCTTTTTCAATACAATTGGAGTTGCCATATTATTTATCCAGCACATAACTTAACTTAAAATTATAAACATAAAAGAGTCTAGCTAATTAAATAGCTAGTCCATCAAACAATTAATATTTTACTCAGAATAGAATTTAGATTTATCTACTATATGAGCATCTTCTTCATCAATAGCTTCGACTTCTATCAAATCATTTGGAGTAACTCCCCAATGATTTTTAATTGCAATTACTGAGGCAGTTATTTTATCATAACATCCAGTAATATAATAAGGAATACCTTTACATTTAAATATTTTTTCTTCCATAATAACTTGTTTATTCAAAAAGTGAAACTAAATAATTTTTTGTCCATTTTATATATGGATAAGCTCTTTTTAAAATTTCAATTCTATCAGTGCTAAGAAGTTTATCAAAAGAATAAGTAATACTAAATTCTTCAATTCTTTCTTCTTTTATACATTCAGGAGAATTACAACCATAATGACCTAAATTCCAATTATCATATTGAGCAGGATGAACTATTCTTTTATGATATATAAATTTTCCATCTTCAAATGTCGATTCAAGAAGGGTAAGAATACTATCCTTTGTAGGCATTTTTAATCCTATTGTTCTTGGGTCAATATTTAAATTAGTTTCTCTAATAAGCCAATAAATATATTGTATATCATAAGACATAACTTCTTCAAAAGTTTCACCTTTATGTTTACCTATAGTTAATTTCGTATTTAAAGCATTGTTTTTTATAGCTTCTATTTTACTAATTAAATTAGTATATTCTTTATTCTCAATAACCATAATGAATTTTATTATATTAAATCATCAAGCAATGCATACAACCTGCGTTCTATCCAATCCGTAGATGTCAAACATAGAAATGATTTACCATATAAATCTGAAATGATATTATCTACTTTTATTCTTCTGATTTCCATAGCTTTATGGAATTTAATAGCATTAAAACGTTCAGCATCCTCTTTAATTTTTTCATTTACAAGTTCTGGAGAAAATTCACTTTTATCCCATTTTTCAGCTTTTTGTTTTAAAGAATTATATTCTTGTAAGCTAATAATTACTTTATTCATAATTTTTTATTTTATAATATTCACCTGTATATCTAATAGAATTAGATACTATGGTGTCTAGCATGTTTTTATAATATAAAGAACCTTTAGGAATAATAAATTTAGCAAGATAATATTCTAAGGTGTCGCTAAAAGGTATAGAAACAGGATCAGAAAATTTTAAAGAAACTGTATTGTCTTTTTCTTTTGTATAGTTTACACCTGTATAACTATGATATCCTCTATGTATAAGCATAAAAGGTAACGATATCTCAAGTTTTATTGTAGGCTGTACACTAGTATTATATAAATAATTCTCAAATGCAGACATACAAGAATCTTTAGTAGCATTTAATACTACTTTATAAACTACTATGTCAGTCTCTGCTTTTCTACAAGCAATATCTTTAATATTAAAACCTATCCAACACATAATTATTAAATATTATTTTGCCCATTCTGAATCAATATTAAGAAGTCTAAATGCATATCTAATAGAATTTATTATAAATTGACCTTCTGTATTTTTAGCAATCCAATAAGCTAAATGTGCATATTCTGATTTCTCGAACGCATAAGAAGTTAAATACTTATATTTAGAATCTATATAATAACGTCCGTCGTTAGTTGTTTTTATTATATACTCAGGTTCTTTATTTAATTTCTTCTGAAGCTCTAGATATAATTTAATCTGTTCAGAAAGTGATAAATCATTAATAATTTTATTCATATTATTTAATTTTAGATTAGACATAAAAAGGAGCCTATAAGAATAGACTCCTAACCGAGTTTTACATGTACATAAAACTCACCTTGTTGCAGCATTAAATTTGTCAGGCTTAGAGATTCGAACTCCTTAGACTTATTCACGTACGCTCTATTCATCAATCTACCCCTCTGTAGACAACGGTTCCCACACCGCAAGTCACCTGTAATTGTTGGACTACCCAGGTTCAAACTGGGACAAACAGCTCCAAAAGCTGTTGTGCTTTCATTACACCATAGTCCAAGAAAAGTTCTCTATCTTCACAGACAAAGAACTAAAATTTTACTAATTAAATTGGCTGTTCAATAAACAACCGTTAAGCGAAGTCTAATAATTAGTACCTCCAATGGGATTTGAACCCATACAAGCATTTCTGCTTATCAGATTTTCTTACCACACTTGCTTTTACACAAGCAAACTTAGTGCATTCTGCTATGCTACCCATTTTATTGGTACAGGAGTTTGGCACCTGTTCTCTAAGTTTTTGTGGTCTGGACTATTTTATTACCATATTAAGAATCTTGCAAGTAAGTATGTATGGAGTTTAATCTAACTCTAATAGCAGTCTACTCTTCTTACTTCTGCGAATCTTGTAAATTTAATTTAAAACATACATACAATCCTTAACTTAGGTATCTCCTCTATAGTCTCTACACATTTATGAGGATGAAAGACTGTTACTTCTGTTTAACTAACACTCGTTGCTGTTAGTCCTCAATTTAGCTCGTCATCACCAAAACCTATGTCACCATAAGTGAGGCTTCTGTCGCAAATTAATTTTTAAAATTAACTTGTTTAATTAGGGAGATTCTACTCTTATGATTTCTCATAAGGCACTTAAATTCTTTATTGCTGAAGTTTTAATAAGTCTGACGTGTCTACCAATTCCACCATGAAGGCATTTATAAAGTGAAGCCAGTTCTCAAGCTGGAAACTTCAACGGAATAACAAGGACTTTCACCTTGCACATCTTTCAATATGGTTATATAACCACGTGTCTATTTTCCACCACATCCCTCGGTTTACTTCTTCACTTTATTTCTTTAACTTTATTGTCCCACATGGACATTACTGCCCATCAGAGTTCAAGTCTTAATTGTCTACCAATTTTAATTGAGAGTATAAAAGTAACTTCTATACTCACGTACCAAAGTTACATAAATGAATTAAAAAATGCTACGGTAGTACCTCCTGAAAGAATCGAACTTTCATCATTAACTTAGAAGGTTATTGCTCTATCCATTGAGCTAAGGAGGCTTAAAGTGAAGCAAAGATACTAGAAGTGTAATAAGGAACCAAAGCACTTAAGTAAAGTGCTAAGGCTCTCTATTTTTTCTAATAATCTTTTTATGTGGACATAACTTTATGGAAGAAACTACTACATCACAGTATTTGTGTGCTGTGCAACTATAGCAGTCTATGGATTTTTCTATAGATATTAACATAAGGTGTTGGTTATCATATACCATTTATATACTAATAGAAAAGAACGATGCATCATATTATTCTTATGTGCAAATCTAATTATTGCTTGTAAATCTGATCTATCCATATTATTTAAAGGTTTTGTAATTTAATTATGTGCTAAATAAATCTAGAACATCTTGTATAGAGTACTCTACCTTAGATGCAGTTAGTATAGGCTTCTCTATTATAGGAGAAATCGCCTTATATTCTAACTGCATCTGAGATAGAATAGAGAATATATCAGTACTATCGTCAATACCATTGGCACTAACATACTGATTTACTTGTGAGAAAGTTATCATATTATTCTAAGAATATGTTTAACCTGAGCTTCTGTAAGATTAGGAAACTTATCTAGTAGCTTTTTCTTAATAAAATCAGGTCTCATTTTGCTTCTCATATAACAATTTACTTCATAAGCATCTGCTATAAAAGAGAGTAAACTGGTTAGTTGTCTTGAATTCATATTTATTTCTTATAAATAGTATCAAGAATAATAGTTAATTGATTATTCCTATTTTTATAATTATTTCTTTATTATTTTGTCAATTACTATAGGAGCAGTAGTACTAGTACTATAAGTATTCTTTTTAGGAATGCTATAGTATCTAATATAATTTGTCCCTCTGTCAGAGCTTACATATACATGGTTACATGAGTCTATTTTAAACTTACAGGTATTACCTGGGTAATATACCGTATATTCCAAGTAATATACTTCTTTGTAAGCTGCATTGTCCTTAATATAACAATATACTATAATTCCTGCACAAAGTACTATACTTATGTAATACAATACTAGATACTTTTTCTTGCATACATCATGAGTCGTCCATGCTATATATGAAATACTGAGAAGAAGAAAAGCTCCTATAACTATTCCTACTACATAAAAATCACTTGTATTCATTTTATTTCTATTTTAAAGAATTAACTAATTATTAGTAACTACTACATACTAAGATTAACAAGTTCCCATTCAATCAGAGTATTATTTACTTTGATAAATGGAACACCCAAAATCAAAGTATCTATATCTGAGGCTTCTATAGGAGTATTTACTTTATTGTATGCTGCTATAATAGCATTCAACAGTTGTTTTGATAATTGTACTTTCATAATTTTATTGTTTTATACTACCTCATAATCAATGATAGAGTAATGGGTTTACAATCTAGTAATATCTTTATTCCATATTATAGCTTCATAATTAAGTGACATATTATTGCCAACTTTATTTCTACGGCAAAACTCAATATGAATATGATCATCAAATAATAAATTATGTGCTTCGCTTAAAGCTTGATATAATTCTTCTATAGAAGTACATACTCTATCAAACCCGTTGTTGTTAGTTACTATTACAGTCTTCATAATTTTATATTTTAAAATGTTAGAGCCCTATGTGAGTTACAACCTCACTACAATGTTTTTATTTAATAGGGCTTTAAATAAAAGTTTAAATTAAATCAAACTCTCTAAGAGCTTCTTCTGGAGTATAACCACAAAAGTCTATAAGCCAAATTATTTCTTTGTCTAGATTATACACTTTAGCTATTTTTATTGCATTTTTACGTGCAATACGAGCTTTATTGATAATACTATTTACATCATCTTTTGTAAGCTTAATGAAAGCAATTGTAAGTTTTTCCATTTTTACTATGATTTTATAATTAACTACGATCAAATATAGGTTCAATAGTTATATATCTAAAGAAATCAAATCCCCAACCTATTCTATTACATCTCATAGATGCCTCAGCACTACCATAATCCTTATTAATTTTCTTATGTATTAACTGGGCAAAGAAACGATCATTATCTGCTTCTTCAGTATAGAATTCTAACTTTGATATACAGTTTTCCCAAGTATCTACACAAGTGTATGGTTTAATTTCATTAGTAGCTACACACATAAAAAGATATAAATCTTCACCTTTTTTATTTTTCAACATAATATCTTATTTTATATTACTTAGTTATTATTAAATATCTGATGGTATATCAGGTATCTCACAATACTCCACTATTATTCCTTCATATTTCAAAGTTGAATAATAGTGAACTTCTGTATAATCTTTTATTTCATCTAAATAACTTACTTCTACAGACCAGGTATATTCAAATGAAGCCTTAAATAATCTCTTCTGTGCATACATTATACACTCATAGTGAGAATTATTACTACCTATATAAAATTCTATTATATCAAGTACTACAGCTTTTATAGGGTGCTCTACATTAGGTACAGTTATTTCTACTATCTGTCCTTTTTTAATGGATTGTCCACATATTATCTTTTCCATAATAAAATATAGTCTCCATACTAGAGCAGACTAAAAGAGCTTTATTATTTATATTTTGTTATTTTTTATTTCACAGACACAGAGCCATTATCAATAATATATATATTATATATATTCAATTCATATATCATTAATAGTTTCTCTCTGTGTTTCATCCAGCTTCATCAGTGTGATTTTTAACGTCTTCTGGATGACGTTTGTTAATGTGGTATTAACAAAGTTTACTTTTTGCACTTCTAGCTTTTTCTTTACTATCATAGTCTCCCTATGACTTATAGTCGTTATAGGGTCTAACAGTATATCTTTTCATAATTTGTAATATTTAAAGGGATTTGAATTAAAATTTGTAATCTAATGCTAAACTCTAAGTCAAAAAGAGTAGCTAGTTGAGCTTAAAGAGTAGTAGAGCAGGAGTATAAGAAGCAGTAAAATGAGATATAGAATAAAGAAAGTGTGCAGGATTGAAGAAAATTCCATATTACCAAAAGGTAAGTGAAGGTTATTTTCAACAATCCTAACACACGTAACTATCTATAACACAGTAACTTACATAACTTTACTGGATGCCCAAATCAACATTTTCCCAAGAGTTATCACCTTGCTTACAAAGTGAGTAACGCCCACTCTCAAGCTCTACAACCTGGAGTTCATCCTTCTGCTCTTTAATCTGCTGAGGAGTAAGAACACCAAGCTTAGAAGAGAATGATACAAAACATCTGTTGGAAGCATCATTAGGGTCTGTGAAGATACAGCTTTTGAATGTTTCACCATTATCACCATTAACAAACTCACCTACCTGCATTTTACCTTTCATTCTAGCAAATGCTATAAGTGACCAACTGTTCTTAATACCCTGCATAACTGGACCATTATTAGTCGCCATACTATTATCTTCATCTCAGAAGCACTGTTGCTTGTAGAGAACAACTAACTGACTGCAATATACTATTAATTCCTCTAGGACAGTCAACCCTATTAGAATCTATAAAACTCTATAAGAGATAAAATGCTTTTTATCTCTCCAAGATATAGGGGTGGTGATGTGTCCCTTGAATACTTATAAAGTTATAAAGTTCTATAGTTCTTTTATTTTACAATACTTATATTACTTATTATATTATAATATATTATATAATAGGTACGCGCGAGGAAATTCTATTTTGTTTACAAAAGACTAGCTGTGGTGTGTTCTCCTTTACTATTTCTTTTAGATTATCTTAGGAGGATAATAATGTAGATTATTTGGTTATTCTTTATCATTATCTTTGCTATATAAAATTTTAAAGGTATAAGATATGAAAGATTTCGCTTTAATTAATGCATCTCAGATGCACAGAGTATTTAATGAGCTATCAACAGTAGAGTTTAAAATGTTATTGATGATAGTGTTTTATCTTAGTAGCAATAATAAAGAGTTGCTGATACACAATGCAGAGTTCAGAGAGTTTCTATCCTCTGTAGGATTTGCTAAGACTTCTATTAGAATTAGTACTATATTATCTTCAATGGTAAAGAAAGAAGTACTTGTAAGAGAAGGTCAGGGAGTGTTCTCTGTGCCTGGGAATCTCTTCCTCCCAGCTAATACCTGTAAGGAATAAATTCACCCTAAATAATATAATATAGATAAATGGATTTAAGTATTTGAAAATCAGTAGTTTAAGAGATTTTTAATTCTCATATATTTTAATTTCATTCTTATATTTTAGAATTAAATTTGCAAATATTAGAGTAATATTATCATAGTATGAGAATAATTGTCTCATTTGAATGAGAATTTTATTATCAATATATGAGTAAATTTTTAGTAGAAGAGTACAAAGGATTTAGAACAGATCCTGAAACAGGGGAAATTACAGAGTTTAGTGAACATAAGTCTATACAGCTTAAAAGAACTGAACCATTCTTTCAAGTTTATAGTCAGCAAATACTTGCATTATACAGTACAGATGTAATGAACGCAACAACTAAAGTATTATACAAGATGTTAGAGTATGCTGAGTGGAATACAGGAAAAGTATTTATGACCACAGATAGAGTAGAGGAAATTATGTCCTCTTGCAATATTTCTAGAGCTTCATACCATAGAGGAGTTAAAGAATTAATATCTAAAGGTATTATTACTAAAGGCAAAGGCTCCTACACTATTGCAGAAAATATGTATTGGAAAGGTGACATGAAGATGAGAGAGAATATCATAAAAGCTAAAATGGAGATAACCTTTACTCCTGTCTTAGAAAATGACAGTCAAACTACTTAAAAGAAAAATAGATAGCCTGTGAAGACTATCTATTTCTTTTTATTCCACCATATAACTCCTACCCAAAATGCTATGCTTAACACCCAGCCAATCCAAGCATTATTTTGTAAACAATGTGCTGCTGCTCCTAACATATTTCCAAGTAAGACTAGCAAAGCAGAACCAACTAAAAGGAAGAATAGTACTTTCAATACTACCCAGACTATTCTTCCAGAATCTCTTTTTTCCATAGCTTAATACTTTAAAAATTTATACCAAGTAGAGTATCCACTATACTTAATAAACTCTCTAAGGGTAATATTATTGTAGCACCATGTAATTAATATTACATTGACTAACCCAAGGATAAACCAAGAGATAGAAATCTCTGTACAGAATAGTATTGTTGTGAGTATTGCTGTAATGTATAAAACTAATGCTTTCATATTTCTAAAGATTATAGGCTGCAAGGTTTCCCAAGCAGCCTTTGTTTATTTCAATGTATTATGCTCTCTAAATTCCTCAATGGTAATCCTCATCTCTTTACCAAAGACTCTTATGGTCTTAAACTTCTGAGTAAAATTACCATCCTTAAAGATAGGTTGGTCAAAGATTATTTCCCCATTAACTACCATCTCATTGAAGTGAGCATGTCTTTCTCTAAGATACATTTGATGCACTCTCTTACTAGCTGAATAGTTATCTGAACTACAGACAGCAGCTCTATTTATTCTCTTTCTCATATTGTTAAGGTTTTAAGTTACTACCTAATACTATCAAGTTATAGGAATGGTATTGTGTCTCTTGAATGCTTATTAAGCTTTAAGATTCAAAAGACTAATGGTGTTGTATGACTTGCAAAGTCTAGTTTTAAAAGACTGGAAAGACTAGTTAAGTTTAAACTTTGCAAATTTTATTTTGTATAAAAAAGGAAAGTGTGTTTCCACACTCTCCTTAGTTCCATAGAATACTGTCCAGCTTAGCTCTAGAATCATAGTAATCTTGGGGGTCATAAGCATCCACCCAGTTATACTCATTGTTTAGAGAATCAAGCAAATCTTCTGTAGCTTTGTTGTAAGAATCATAGGCATTAAGAAGATTGTTATTGGTATTTTGGCATACCATGAAGCCTGCAATCATACCAATTATCATTGATAGAATGCAAAAGAAAATGGTCTTTTTCATGTTGCTGTGTTAAAAAAAGAAGAGCAGGATTTCTCCTGCTCCTCATTACTCTTACAATCCAAGGTCAACATTCTGCCAAGTACTTGATGCTTCTCCTTGATGGCAAAGTGAATACATGTCATTGCCATTCTTTGTCTCACACAGCACAACCTGCAACTCATTCTTCTGAGCAGCAATCTGTCCTGGTGAAAGTACACCAAGCTTTGAGCTGAATGAGACAAAGGTTTTTGTCTCACCATTGTCAAAGATGCATGACTTGAACATCTCACCAGTCTCCTTGTTGGCAAATTCTCCAACCTGCATCTTTGGACCAAACTTTCTTGCAAATGCAAGGAGAGACCAAGAGTTCTTGATGTTATTGTTTGCTGTTGCCATAGATAGTTGCCTCCTAGCAGGACTTCTTAGTGCTAGGCATTAATTCCTCAGGTGCTTTCCCTAGAGGCATGTATGCAAATGGTTATTTGCTGTAGAACTAATCAGCAAATGGAAGGCTACTATTCTTCACCCTCAACCATTTGGATTGCAAATACCCCAGGGGGTATATCCCAATCCAAATTATGGTGGGGGTGGTGTGTGGTATTATCTCCACCTTTTATATACACATTATGAATTTCTCAAATTCACTCTTTATATACAGGTCATGATTTCTCAAAATTTACCTTCTCTATTTGCACTTTTCTGTCATAAAGTTTTGATACTTAGAGGAATAATGTTATTTTTGCATAAAGGTTCTAAACTTAAAATATAAAGAGATATGAAAGGATTGAGGAAGTACATAGCAAAGCATGGAAGACATCTTACAGAACAATTAGCTATGGATGCTTTAGAATGCAGATGGAATATACCAGAAGTAGTTAAAGCTACTGAGAGTAGGGTATACTATAATGTATCAGAAGCTACTCTAGGGGATATAGTACTTATGGTTAACTACTTCAATAGTTGCTTTATTGGTGCTAATAAATACGATTGTGTTAAATGGGCATTAAGTAAGGTTGGAGATGTTAATACCAATGGCTATGCTTTTGAGATCCTTGTTGAAAACTATAAAAAAATTGATTTAAGAAAGTATGTATAAATTAAAAGAGGAAACTTCACAGTCTCCTCTTTCTAGTTTAAATTTTATCAAAAAATGAAAAAAGAAATTATTAATTTACACCACCTAATTTATTTGCTGTACTTTCTGTATAAAACCAATTATAAGGTTTATTAGGTGCTATTGTTCTATGTATTGCTGCCCAAATAATACTAGGAATACCTATTATAATAAGGTATAGTGGTCCTAATATTAAACTTTGTCTTGTATGTCCCCATTCATGTCTTATAGTAATATCGGTAGCTATAGGAGATAAGAATATATGATTACCTAGTGTTACACTACCATAAGATTCTTTTTTGATAAATACTACTGCTCCTTGAAAGGTACATGTATCTAATATATCATCTTTATATTTAAGATACCAATAATATATAAAGGCTACTATTACTTGTGGTAACTGCCAAAAGAATTTTAGTATTTCCAGCATCATCTCTCTTCTATTTAATGGTTATAATAATCTTTTCCCCTTTCTTATAGGCTGAATACATTTTGTTATATAACTGTAAAAAGTAGTCCTTTGACTTAGTAACTTTACCTACAACATCATTCTTTCCAACAAGAATACAACCTTCTGTATCTGCATCAGTATTACCTGGGTGAATAAGTACTCCTGCATAACCAGGAACATTCTCTATTCTAGGCATCCTAGCACCATTACAGTTCTTCACATACCATTCCTTGGAACTATATTTAGGACTTACTATATCCATTCTTACATTATAAGTACCTGAAGGAATTGCTGTTATAGCAGCTTTCTTTATTACTTTTATTTTCTCAATGGACATAGTACTTGTTAATCCTCTATCTTTATCTTCCAAGGTGTTACAGAAGAATATATCATCAATAAATAACTTACCAATGGTATAACCTTCCTTCTTCCATTTTCTATCTACTATCAACTTCATGATTCAACATTTTATGATTTATGAGGCAAAGATACTAAGAGATAGGATAGAAAATAGTTATTTAAGAATATCTCTTAGGTTAGTATAACTGTGAATGTTAGGTTCTTGTTATTTATATAATGTTATAATATCTTTGCAGTATTAAAGAAGTAATATGGAACAAAGAGAAAATTATATACATATAGTTACTGCTCTATTGCTTATAACTTTTACCATTATCACTATTACCATTGGTATTCTTCTAAACCAAAGAGATAAAATTGAAAAGAAATGGAAGAATGCTATAGAGAATACTAAAGCATATAGTGAGTTATTCAGTAACTCAGAAAATAAGAATAGAGTCTTTAAGTTGACCATAGAACAGTTGAAGAAGTCTAATGATTCTATCTTCCAAGAGTTGAATGAAGCTAGAAAGGAATTGAAAGTGAAAGATTCTAAGCTCAAGAGTCTTCAGTATATTTCCTCCAGTTTCTCAAAGGGTGATACAATTACTTTGAGAGATACTATCTTTAAAGACTCTCATGTGAATATTGACACACTACTTTCTGATGACTGGTATTCAGTAAAGGTAGGACTTAAATATCCTTCAATAGTTACTGTTAAGCCCACCTTCAAGAGTATTAAATATATTGTAGTATCTGCAAAGAAGGAGACAGTTAATCCTCCTAAGAGGTTCTTCCTTTTTAGATGGTTTCAAAAAAAGCAAATTAGGTTGAATGTAGATGTAGTAGAGAAGAACCCTTATGTGCAGAATCAGGATAACAGATTTGTTGAGATTGTTAGATAAAGGATGATTTTTGTTTTTAGGTTTTGAATTTTGTTTTCTCCCTCTGTCAGCGGACAGGGGGAGTTTTTATTTTATTTATTCTCTTCATCTGTATAAATGCTATTAATAGTATCCATTTGTTCTCCTATACATTTATCAATTAACCTAGCATAATGAGTAGTCATTCTAGTATTGGTATGTCCTAACATTTTAGATACTACTTCTAATGATATGTTGTTTGCTAATGTAACAGTACTTGCAAATGTATGTCTTGAAGTATGAAAAGTGATATGTTTATCTATGTTACAGAGTATAGCAATGTCCTTTAGATATTTATTAATGTCTGCTGCATCTTGTATAGGTATTAACTTATCCCCACCTTTATACTTTTCAAGTATCATCTTTGCCATAGGAAGAAGAGGGATCCTAGATAGAATACCAGTCTTTACTCTTTTCTTCTTTATCCAAATTCTACCTTGATTATCTTTTTCAAAGTGCTCTGGTTTAAGAGTCTTGATGTCTATATAGGAAAGACCTGTGAAACAACCAAAGAGAAAGAAATCTCTAGCCTTTTCAAATCTAGGAATAGGAGTATCAAAGTTGATGATTTTCCTTAGTTCCTCTTCATTAAGAAAATCTATATCTACAGGCTCTCTTTCTACTTTATAATTAGCTATCATATTATAATAAACATAGTTGTTTAACACAGCTTTGTTTAAGATAGCCTTCAAGTACTTTAAATGCTTGGCACAAGTATTCTGAGACATACCTTTGTCTACTAAAAGAAATGTATGGAAGGATTGTATGAAACCTATGTTCACTTCAGTAAGTAAAACATCATTTCTTTTATATGCTTTCTCCATAAACTCTAATAGCAATCTTCTGCTATAGTCAAAGCAATAGAAGGTATCAGAAGCTACACTAATTCCAATGAGTTTCTTCTTCTCATCATTATGTTCAGAAACTACTTGCATAAGGGTTTTGTCTTTTAGACTTTCCACCTTATTTAATATAGCGTCCTTTAAGATGTGTACAGTTATCATATAGCCTCTCTTCATTAGTTCAACTTCCTTCTCATAGATTTTGTTTCTGAACTCTATGAGAAAAGTATTGATTAACTGAGCTTCTAGAGTATTACCCTTTACTAACTGCTTCTGCTTATTCCATTCAGAAGGCTTGGCAAATTTGCCTGTACTGAAATAAATACGCTCTCCATTATATGAAATCGAGACCTCAATGGGAGAGAGGCCCTTTTTGTTTTTCTTACTCTCTCTAAGGGAGAAGTAAACCATAGTGCAATGATTTTCCATTTGCTTACTTTAAATTTAGAGTAAGTTCAGTAGATCAATGACTTAAGGAAAATTGCAGCCCATTTTGTATTTTTAGCTTTTGGGCTGCAAATGGGCTGCATTTTTATATGAAAAGCGAGTAATTCATATATACATATATATAATGTGTGTATCCTTTAGAGAATAAAAAATCCCTGCAACTATTAGTTGCAGGGATATTATTATACTGGTTAATTTGTATCTCTAAGAAATTACTTCTTGTTGAGAGCCAAATCAACAGCAACAGCGATAGCTACAGAAGCACCTACCATTGGGTTGTTACCCATACCGAGGAAGCCCATCATCTCTACGTGAGCAGGAACTGAAGAAGAACCTGCGAACTGAGCGTCAGAGTGCATACGGCCGAGAGTGTCGGTCATACCATGGGATATAATATATTCCTTTTGATACAAACCTTTATAAGTCAATGATTTACATCCTACTTACTATGTTCAATATGTTAATGATCACTATATTGGGCTGCAACTAAGGCAATAATAACCTGAATTTACTACCCAAATACTAATTGAAGTTACTTGAAGCAACTAATCAACATTCTTCTTTAAGGGAAGTGATGCAAATGTAGTAATTTAAAAAAAGAATTAAGAGAATTTTGAGAACTGTTTTTTATTAATAAAGTTTAAAATTAAATGGTAAATGAAATATTTAATAAGAATTCCATGAAACTTTAAGAAGAAAATTGTATATTTGCAGTACCTAAACCAATAATCGTAAAACAATATAAAACAAGGTGTTATAATGATTGGTTAAAGTAAAACTTTAAGCTAAATACAGATATTATGGTAGCAATAAAAAAGACAAGAAGCAGTGAAGAACTGAGATGGCAAGCTGAAAGTGATGCTCAGACAATGGCTAGTTACCAGGAAATAATGGGAGATAAAGCCAGAATGAACAGAGCTATCAAGGTAGCAAAGTCAAAGGCAGCAGACCTCACCAAGAGGGCAAGTGCTATGCAAAATGTAGCAAAGACAAAAACAACATCGCCTAAAAGGAAGTAAGTTATGGAGAAAAAGGAAATGTTACAGAAAACAGAATTGAGTTACATTCAAGCAGACTCATTGAGAAAAATGCTTGCAGTAGTTAATACTCATAACAGTAGCTTCCCTGATGAACCCATCTTAAAGGATGATATTGTTCAGATTATGAAGAATGGTGAGGATTATATTCTTCTATATTATAAATAAGGTGTAAACTCTTTAATTCTGTAAGCTATGTCTAAACAAAGTAAATTGAATGACTATGACTCTGAACCTGTAAATTATTGCACTAAGTGCTATTCACTAGGGATTAAATATGAAGAATCTATTGGAATGGATTGCTGTTCCCAATGTGGTTGTACAGACTTCAAGACAACAAGTTTCTTTGAGTGGGAAAAGCTATATATGAAAAGGTATGGTCATAAATATGTAGAAAAGACGAATGATGTAAGGATGTCTCCAATCTTTCAGTTATCTATAGATAAGCTGAAAGCAAAGGTGTTCAATGATCCTAATTGGAGAGAGATTTGCACAACAATGTATCCTACTTTCCCTAAATGGCTTAGTAAATTAGACTCAGTTATTCTGTTGTTTGCTAAGCTATATCAGGAAAATAGATTAGATGATTTGAAAATAGAATTAATAAACAGAAATAAAACTAAAAGTTATGGAAGAGCAGAATAAAGCAAAGCAGATTAACATGAATGTGAGTGAAAACAAGTCAGAAAACAAGCAGCAAAAGCTTACTTATGAGCAGCTTAATGATACATGTAGTCAGTTATGGCAGCAGAATAAACAGCTTGTTGCAAGAAACAGAGAGTTAGAGGCTTTTGCTATGAATAAGAGGCTTGATTATCTTTTCAAGGTATTGGAACTTAGCAATCAGTTCTCTAGTGACTTTGTAGGAAACTGTGCTGCTGAGATAGAACAGGCAATAACTATTCCTCAGGATACAGAAGAACATAAGAAGGAGGATTAATATGGAGAATGGTATCAACACTAGGGTACAGGAAAGACCTACACTTCCAAAGCCAAACAATATAGTGACTGTTCCTATATCTGTTGGTATTGATTTCTTCAGATGGTGGTGTATTTTCCTAAAGTCATTCATTAGTCTTACTCCTAGGGAATTGGATGTAACTGCAAGTTTCCTCAAGCAGAGATGGGAACTTTCCAAGAGCATTGATGACCCAAGTATCCTTGATGAAATGGTAATGAGTGAATCTACAAAGAAGAAAGTTATTGATGAATGTGAAATCACCAAGCAACACTTTTATGTAGTAATGAGTAATCTCAGAAAGAACAAGGTTATCCTTAATGATAAGATAAACTCTCGTTTGATTCCTAATATCAGAAAAGATGATAATGGATGCTTCCAACTGTTGATACTATTTAAGGATAATAGGAAGAAAGCATGACCTACGATGAGATTATATCCAAGGTAGCTGAAGAGCTAGGTCTCCCTGTAAGACTGGTAGACAGAACCTACAGAGCTTATTGGAGATCTATCAGGGAACATATTACTTCATTACCTCTGAAGGAAGACCTTACTGATGAAGAGTTTCTTAAGCTTCAACCTAACGTGAATATTCCTTCCATAGGTAAGCTTCATGTTACTCTTGACAGATATAAGAGAATGAAGAAAATGCAAGAAATTAAAAATCAATTAAAACAAGATAAAGATGTTACACATAACAGAAATTAAGCCTACATATAATCACTTGTTAGTTACAGGTGATGCATTTGAGAAAGATATGATTCAAAAAGGAGTTATTGTTGCTAAGAAAGGAGACTTAAAGCTTTGGCAGAAGGTTGTTGCTATTGGTCCAAGTGTAAGAGATGTGAAGATTGGAGATATGATAATGATTATTCCAGACCACTTTGCCGTAAAGAAGTATAATAAGAACTCTGTACAGAATGATTTGGATAACAACCCAATCCTTACCTACAACTTCCCCTTTGAGACTATAGATGATGAGAATGGTGACCCTCATGAGTATCTTTATATCTCTGATCAAGATATTAGGTATGCTTTTAAAGGATATGAAAAGGAAGAGTCCCTCATTGTTCCAGGAAATAAGATGTTGATTGTTTAGTTAGTTATACATTGTTTTTGTGTAGAAGTTAGTTATGGAGAGTAGCTCAAGTCTTTTTAGGCTTGGGCTATTTTTATGTTATCTTAGGAAGAATGTTAGGTTATTGCCTACACCTTATTATATATATACTTTTGCTGAAATAAGAGTAGAAGTATATGGAAAATGTAAAGTTTAATAAATGTCAGACACCCTTAGAAGATTTACATCTAGAGAAATATCCTTCAGAAGTAGTTGAGCAATTCTGGGACTTCTTAAATAATGTTCCTTTTATCAGGTGGATGGTATCACCTGATAGACCATTAGTGTCAGAGTTACCTAGAGATAGTGAAGGTAGAGCAATCATTGATATTACTCATCCTCCTATCCTTGAAGATAGTGATTATTTCAGACCTTCAGCATTAGCTTTCAAGAAAAATAAAGGCAGATACACTACTTTAAGACCAAATGCTAATCCAAATAGTGATTTTGGCAAATGGCTATATAGCCAGAGGGAAAGAGGATGGAATGGATATTGTAATCCTGCTACTGGTATGTGGGTAACAGGTGATTACTATTGGATGCTTAATTTCTGTCCTATGCACCTTGTAGAGAATGAGAATGGTATAGATATAAGAACTGTTGCCCATCCAAGGTTTTGGGATGGTCAGTTCCTGATGTCTCATTACTTTCTGCAAGCTAGAGCACATGGTCATCATGCTGCTGAATTGGCTAGCCGTGGTAAAGGAAAAACGTCTTTTGGTGGAGGACTTCTTGCCAAGAGATGTATTATAGGAGAGTCTGAGAATAATAAGACAGAAGTGCAGTGTATGGTTACTGCTGTAGATAGAATCAAGCTGATGGATACCAATCAGATTCTTAGAGTATTCAAGGATAACCTGGATCACTGTGCTAAATATACTCAGTTTGCTTCTCATAGACTAAAGTCTTCTGATCAGGAGATGGAATGGAAGATGGGATTTAAGAAAGCAGGTAGTGAAGTAGAATATGGCAGTAAGAATTCTGTATCAGGCATTATTACTGGTGTTAACCAAGATAAGTTGAATGGTTCCCGTGGTGTGTTATATCTTATTGAGGAGGCAGGTATCTTTAAGAATCTTACCAGTATGTATAACATGATTAGACCTTCTGTAGAGCATGGTAGTAAAGTCTTTGGGGAGATATTTGCCTATGGTACTGCTGGTGATGATCAATCAGACTTTACAGCCTTTGCAGAAATGTTCTATTCACCTGAAGGATATAACTTGGAGCCTTTGGATAATGTTTTTGATAAGGAAGGTCAGGGAAGAAAGAAGTGTTGTTTCTTCTTTCCTGCATATCTTAACTATGATGAAAGCTGTATAGATAAGAATGGTAACTCTGATGTAAGTAAAGCCCTGCTGATGATTCTTTATGATAGATACAAGGTAAAGTATGGTACAACAGATATTAATACTATAGTTAAACGTATTTCTCAGTATCCTATAGTACCACAAGAAGCTATGCTCAGAAGTCATGGTAATATCTTTCCAGTGACAGAACTTAATGAGAGATTGAATCAGCTGGATAATGACCCAAATGCCTTTGATGATGTGTATGTTGGAGAGTTAGTGCAAGATAATAAGACTGGGGAAGTGAAGTTTAATCCAACTATTGACTTACCTATCAGAGACTTCCCTACTAAAGATAACAAGGTTAAAGGTGCTCTTGAGATATTTGAAATGCCTAAGAAGAATGGTGAAGGTAAAGTACCTTTTGAAAGATACATCTGTTCTGCTGACCCTTATGATGCTGACTGCTCTAATACTATGTCCTTGGGTTCTATCTTTGTTATGGACCTATGGACAGATATGATAGTAGCAGAATATACAGGAAGACCTGCCTTTGCAGAGGATTTCTATGAGATATGTAGGAAACTGTGTCTCTTTTATAACTGTAGATGTATGTATGAACAAAATATAATGGGTATGTTCTCTTACTTCAGTTCTCATAATGCAGTTCATTTGTTAGCAGAAACACCAGAATACCTTGTACAAAGAAATATGATTAAGAGTATTGGATATGGCAATAAAGCTGTAGGCATTAGAGCAATTCCTGCTATTATCAATGGTGCTTTTAAGATGATACAGACCTGGCTTAGAAAAGAAATAGTATCTATAGAAACTGATGCTAATGGTAATAATACAGAAGTAAAGATACCTAATCTATATAGGATAAAGAACAGAGCCTTGCTGAAGGAGCTTGTGCTATGGAATCCTCAGGGTAACTTTGATAGGGTCATGAGTCTTGTACAATTAATACTTTATAGAGAGGATAAGATGGTACTGTACCATGGTAACTTGAGACATACAGAAGAAGTAAGCTCTGGTATGGAAAAGGATGACTATTGGGATAAGAACTATCCAGGTAAGAAGAATAGTGGAATGTTAGTAAAAAGTTACTACTTGTGAACTAAGGAAGGTACTTATTTAAGTACCTTTTTTAGCATATCTTAGGGTCTGAGTAAGATATATATTTGACACTTAATATTTCTTTACTTTTGCAATAAAAGAAGATTGTAGAATTTAAAAGAGAAGAAAAGTATGGAAGCATTGAGTTTTGATAATATCTTAGGTGAGCAGGAGATTGATACTCTCTTTACTGACCCTGAAGATAATGATGTTCAGGAAGAACATAAAGAAACAGAAGAGGAGGAAGTTGATACTTCTGATTCTGATGATAAAAAACAGAAAGAAAAAGATAATACTACTGAGGTTGTGGATCCAGAAGATTTGTTTGAGGATAAAGCACCAGAGAGCGTAGGTAGTGGTAAAGATAATGAAGGTAAGGAAGATACTGCCCCTGACAATAATGCAGATGGCACTTCTCCAAATAACTTCTACTCTTCCATTGCCAATGCTTGTGCAGTGGATGGTATCTTCCCAAACCTTGATGATGAGACTATTAAGAAGGCTGTAGATGCAGAGTCCTTCAGTAATCTGATTGAGGCAGAGATTAATGCTCGCTTTGATGAAAAGCAGAAGAGGATTTCCCAGGCTCTTGAGAATGGAGTAGAGCCTAATGATATTAAGAAATATGAATCAACCCTTAACTATATCAATACCATTACTGATGCAGCTATTGCAGAGGAAAGTGATAAGGGTGAACAGTTGAGGTACAATCTTATTTATCAGGACTTTATCAATAAGGGAATGACCCCTGATAAAGCAAAGAAGTTTACTGATAGGACAATAGATGCAGGTACAGATGTAGAGGATGCAAAGGAAGCTTTGCTCAGCAATAAGGAGTTTTTCACTGGAGCTTATAACAAGATGCTTCAAGAAGCTCAGCAAAAAGCTGATGAAGAGAAAGCTGAGAGAGAGAAGAATGCTAAGGAATTGGAGAAGTCTCTTATGAAGGATAAGCAGTTGTTTGGTGATATGGAGATTAGCAATGATATTCGTAAGAAGGCATTTGATTCTATAGCAAAGCCTGTATATAAAGACCCTGAGACAGGTGATTATATGACTGCTATTCAGAAGTATGAATCTGAGCATAGGGCTGAATTTCTAAAATATACAGGTCTCATTTTTGCAATGACAAATGGCTTTAAGGATTTTGATTCCTTTGCCAAAGGTAAAGTAAAGAAAGAAGTAAAGAAAGGTCTTAGAGAACTAGAACAAACCCTAAACAATACTAGGAGAAACAATGATGGCAGTCTTAGAATGGTAACTAACCAAAAGGATGACCCTAACTCTTTTATTAGTAAGGGAATGAAGCTTGATTTTTAAGACCATGTATAGGATAAAATTTGATTATTAAATGTTTTAACTTTTTGATAAAATGGCTGGAAAATTAAGTAAATTTCAGAAGCAGACTTTTGACCATTGGATGGGTACATCCAAGAATAACCACCTTGGAGGTATCTTCCAGTTGCAGCCACAGAAGGCAACATCTCTGATGGTACAGTTGCTTGCTTGGTATAGAGGTAAGACTCTTGATACGTTCCTCTCACAATTCCCTACTAAGACTTTTGACTCTGATGATGAGTATACATGGGATATTATAGGTAGTGCTACCAGGAATATTCCTTTGGTAGAAGCACGTGATGCTGATGGCAAGATTGTAGAAGCAGGTGGTGATAATGTAGGTGTAAATGGCGAGCCTTTCTATTTGGTATTTGCTGAGGATTGGTTTGCAGACCAGGAGGTTATTGTTGGTGAACGTAATGAGGTATATCCTATCAGGGTTCTTGCCAATGGTAGGAATGAAGGCACAAATACCTTGTATAAGGTAGAATTGATGGGTGGTATTACTGCTGGTATTCCTGTAGATGAGTTGCTTCCAGGTAAGCGTTTCTCTGTAGAGTATGCTCCAGTAGAGAGAGAGTTCTCTCGTAAGGCAGGTGATATTCGTTTTGCTAGTCCAGTAGCCATGAGAAATGAATTCTCTACTATTAGAATTCACCACAAGGTTTCAGGTGCTATGCTTAAAAAGAAGGTTGCCTTTGGTATTCCTGTAACACGTGAGACTAATGGTCGCTATGTAAAGGATACTGTAAACATGTGGATGCATGAGGTACAGTGGCAGCTTGAGCAGCAGTGGAATGACTATAAGAACAATGTTCTTGCATTTGGTCGTTCTAACAGAAATATGAATGGTGAGTACCTTAATATCGGTAAGTCTGGTGAAGTTATCCGTATGGGTGCTGGTTTGTATGAGCAGATGGAGGTATCTAATACTATGCCTTATAATGTATTCTCTCTGAAGCTTATTGAAGATGCTCTTTATCAGTTGTCAGCAGCTAAACTTGATATGAAGGATAGAACCTTTATCATTAAGACTGGTGAGTGCGGTGCTATTCAGTTCCACAAAGCAGTACTTGATACTGTAAGTGGTTGGTCTGTATTTACTATCAATGGTGATCAGATTAATGTAGTTAAGAAAACATCATCTCCTCTCCATGAGAATGCACTTTCAGCAGGCTTCCAGTTTACTGAATTCCTTGCACCTAATGGTGTTAAGGTTAAGGTAGAGGTAGATGCTTACTATGATGACCCTGTAAGAAATAAGATTATGCATCCAAATGGTGGTCCTGCATTCTCTTATAGGTATGATATCTTTGACATTGGTACAATGGATCAGCCTAACATCTTCAAGTGTGCTGTTAATGGTATGGAAGGTGACTTGACATCATACGAGTGGGGATTGAGAAATCCATTTACAGGTCAGATGGGTAATCCAAATGCTTCACATGATGAAGATTCAGCAACCATTCACAAGATGACTACCACTGGTGTATGTGTGCTTGACCCTACAAGAACAATGAGTTTGATTCCTGCAATTCTTGTAGGCTAAACTATAAAAGCAGTAGTGAGGGGATAACACTTTCCCTCCTGCTTGCTTTATAATATAATAAGGTAGAAGAATAAAAAAATAAGGAGAAGTTAAAGATGGGAAGACCAAAGAAAGTAGAAGGAAGTTCAGATATGGATAATACATTGATGGAAGGTGTAGAAATTGATGTTACACCACAGGAGGATATTAGACAGGAGATTCCAACACCTAAAGAGGAGCCTGTACAGACAACAAGAAAATCCGTTGCTCCACAGTATTATAGTAATGAGCCAGTTAATTGTTTGAGAAATGAGAAAATCATTGTAAGGTTTGTTCCAAGCCCTACTGCAATGGTTCAGAGAAAGGGGCATATTCTGTTTGGAGGTATGGCAGAGAATGCTACAAGAAGCTTTGTAGTACCTATACTTAATAAGACAGGTATGTTCAAGAATATTCTTACTGATAATGAGAAATCCTTCTTGGAGAAGGCTATGGGTTTGGAAATCAATGCTCTCAGTATCTATAAGAAAGAAAATAACTTCTGGGATGACAGTAATCCTAAAGGTATTGGTAGAGTAACCTTGCATAAGCAAGATAACTACTTTGACCTTAGTATTCCAGAGCAGTATATCCAGTATAAGATTCTGCTTGCCAATAAGGACTATATTGCAGCATCTATGGAGGAACTGGAGAATAGACCAAAGGCAACTTATCAGTTTGTAATTATCTCTGAGGGTGCAGAAGCACAGAAAAACCTCAGTAGGATGGATGTTACAATGGAATGCTATACAGAGTATGGTGCTGTCAGAAATGATAAGAATACCCTCAAAACTATCATCGAGATTCTTGAAAAGAGACCTGTCAGCTCTAACGTCAAGATTGATTACTTGCAGAATAAGGTTAATGAGTATATTCAGGCAGACCCAAGGAAGTTCCATTCAGTTATTAAGGATGAACTCCTTCCTGCAAAGGTTCTTATCAAAAAGGCTGTAGAAGCAGGTCTGATAGGTACAAAGAATAATACTTACTATCTACGTAAAGATGGTTCTGCTCTTTGTGAGATGAATGAGGAGAGTACCTTGAACAATGCTGCCAGATATATCAGTAATATCAAGCATCAAGAGCTAAAATATATGCTGGAAGCACAGTTGAAAGAAGATTAAAGCAAATTTATCATATATGGAGTTTAAGGGGAGGAGGTGAAAGCCTTCCCCACTTCCTTTAAAACTATTAAGATATGTCAGTAGAAGAGATGGATAATATGTTTGATGTGTTATACAATAATATAACCTCAAACCAAGCACCAGGCTTAAATGCCTATGAGAAGAGTGTTTTTCTTACCAAAGGGCAGGATGAAATTATGAAAAACTACTTTAATCCTAAAAGTAAGGGTAACAATACCCAGGAAGGCTTTGATGGTAGTGCTAAAAGACAGGTGGATTTCTCCGTGCTTACTACTGTAGCTACTACAAGTTCAACTACTTATTCCTATAGTCTTGTATCAGGTAAAACTGATAAGGATGGAAGACCAGTATATTCCAAATTAAATGTTTTAAATTCTATTCCTAAATCTACCTATAGCTATACAGAAGCTTATGACTCAGAGGGTAATGTATTAAAAGATACTATGGGAAATGCACTTTATATAAGAAATGAAGGAACAGATATTTCTGGCTTTGATACTCCTCTCTTTGATATGAGAGAAAATACTAAGAGTATTACTTTACCTTCAAAGCTTATGTATGCTATCAATGAGATGGTGGAAGTAAATAGAAACAATAAAAAGACCCTATTACAAGTAGTACCTATTAAATTTGACGAGTATTCAAGGTTAATGTGCAAACCATATAAAAGACCCTTGAAGTATCAAGCATGGAGACTTACTAATAATGATGTAGTCAATAAAGCAGATATTGTAGTAGGTCCTTCAGATACCCTTATTAAATATACAATTAGATATGTAAGGAGACCTAATCCTATTATTGTATCAGACCTTGATGGTCTTACAATTGAAGGAAAGAGTACTGCTACAGAATGTGAGTTAGACCCAATTCTACATGAAGAGATTCTTCAGAGGGCAGTAGAACTTGCTAAAATTGCATGGACTAACACAGGGCAGGATAATTTACAGGCAGTAATGCAGGCAGGTCAGAGAAGTGAATAATTTAAATTCTGATAAAGATGACTAGAGAAGAGTTTTCAAATGGATTTGATGCTTTGCTGAATAGTTATAGTGATGCAGCTAGATTTGGTGAAGAATCTACAAGACAATCTATAGCACTTGATGAGTATGAGAAATCTTTGTGCCTAACCAAAGCACAGGAGGAGATAGTTACTAGTCTTTATAATGGAAAGAATCCTTATGGAGACTCTTTTGAAAGTACAGAGGAAATGAAAAGATACCTGTCTAATCTTGTGGCAGAAAAGTACTTAAAGCCAATAACTAATACCAGTGGTACTCCATTGGGACTTACAACTACTTCTACCTTCTTCACTCTTCCTGAAGACTTATGGTTCATAACCTTGGAATCAGTAATACTGGATAATGGTAAATGTGGAGGTGAAACTTACATTAAGGTATACCCTACTAAACAGGATGAATATCAGAATATCAAGGATAACCCTTTTAGGGGAGCTAATGATAGGAGAGCTTTAAGGTTAGACTTATCAGAAGGTAATGTGGAGATTATCTGCAAGTACTTAATTACAAGGTATTATATAAGGTATATCAAGAAGGTTCCTCCTATTATACTTACTGACTTACCAGATAACTTGACTATTGAGGGAAAGAGAGAAGCAAGTAATTGTATATTACATGAAGCTCTTCATCAGAAGATTCTTGATAGAGCAGTACAGATAGCTCTTCAGAGTAAGGGTTATAGTTTACAAAGAGAAAATAGAGATAATTAATACCTACCTATTTTGATGGGTTTATGTTTAATTTAATACATAATAAAAATGAGTGTATTTTCAACAAGACAGAACAGACAGTTCTATGTAGCAAACAAATTGATTACTGGTGCCACTGCACTGGCTAACAAAGGTGAGATGAAGGTAAAGAGTATTGGTGACATCGAGAAGGAAGTTTACTTTGAGGTTCTTGGTCCAGATACAGTTCTTAAGAGTGATTATATCCAAGTAAAGAATATCACAGCAGCTAAGGCTATTAAGGCTACAGCTATGGAGACACCAATGAAGAAAGTATTAGTTACCTTGGATTCAAGTGTAAATTCAGGCAAGCCTATTGCAGGTCAAGACTATATCCTTCGTATTAATCTACGTCAGTTCTATGGAATGAGTGACCAAGATCAGTATTTTAAGGATGCTGCTGTACATGCAGTAAAGGATATGACAGCTACTCAGTTTTACGCAGCAATGGAGAAGGCACTTAACCTTTGCTTCTCTCGTGAAGTAGGTGCCAATGTAAAGAGTAATCCTTATCTTGCATTTAGTTCTAGTGCATCAGGTCTTGTCATTGAGGAAAAGCCTCAGTCATGGCACCTTGGTACAGAGGCACAGGAGAGAGTATATTTTGATGTAGTTCCTACAACTGTATATGATGGTACTACAGACCTTATCTGGGGTAAGGCAGTTGAGCAGACTGCTACCACTAAGATTGGCAATGGTAAGAAGATTGCTGATCTTGAGTACTTCCTCCTAGGTGAACGTGGTGACCAGTATAGAAAGATTGGTTACCCTAATGATGTAGAGACTGTAGGTATGGTAGACCCTACCAAGACCTATGATGTCTTTGAGATTCATTATGCTTTCACTGATACAGGTGTAAATAGCTATAGGTCAGAGAAGGATATTACCATTGCTGTTCCTACAGCAGTTAAGACATCTACTGATGGTGGTGGTGCTGATTATACAGTTATCAATGCTATAATTGGTGCATTCAATACAGCCACAGGTCTTAATGTAGCCACATTGAAGTAATATACTTTTTTGAGTCATACTTTATATTAGAGGGATTGGGGAAATGTATCCCTTATCCCTCTTTTTGTTTCATTAATAAAAGAAAATATATGGTTATCTTTGATCAACTCAGAATATCTGATGATGGAAAGAGAATGTATATCAATGCTCATGTAAACAAAGCAGATTACTTCAATGATATATACATTGACTCTATAGTCATTCAGACAGCAGATAAAGTATCTGAAACAGACCCTGGACTTCCTACATCAGATTATGTCTATACCAAGAAGGTTGAAGGGAATGCCAAGGAACTTAACTTGGTACTTGAAGCTTCGGACTTTTCTAAGTCTTGGGAGTCAGACTCTAAGGATATTGTATTTAATAGAGGAGATATGAGTAATACTCTATTCTTTGTCTATATTAAATGTAAAGGTACTCCAGATTCCTGCACTCCTTGCAGACTTGATGAAGAAACAACTCTTGGTGTAGTTTTTGATGAGAATGTACTGCATCAGAAGGTTATGGACTATACAAAGGAGTTAGTTGCAGATTGCAGTGTTCCTACAGCATTCATTGATTTCATTCTTCAGTGGAATGCTTTCAAGGCTGCTATAGAGACAGAGCATTATATTCCTGCTATCAAATTCTTCAATATGATGTTTGATAAAGTAGGAAAGTCCAGTCAAAGTAGAACAATTAAAGTTTGTGGTTGTAATGGGTGATATATTGTTGGAAGCATTGACTAAGTACTATCATGCTCTGGAAGTAAAAGGTTATATGTCAAGGACTCATAGTGAAAAGCTGTTGGTTATAGCTTTCTATTGGGACTTTATGTACAATGACTACAGAGCCTTGCTTAGTAAGGAAGATTATCGTCTTATAGAGAGAGCCTTAGACTGTATCTATGGGACTAGTTGTTTAATACCTTATCCAGATTATTTGAAAATGGGAAAATTACATTTAGGTGAAATGACAGAGATGGCTCAGAGAGTCAAGACTCTTGAAGAGACTGAAGTAGTTAAGGTTATTCATGACCTAGATAGTGTAAATAGTGATATTCAGTCTGATGTTCTTATTATGGCTGAGGAGTAATATCGAATAAGGGGTTTACTTAAATCAGTAAATAGTTTCTTTAATATGGCTCAGAGGTTAGTTAAAAAGAACTACCTTTGAGCCATAATTAATAATAAGAAGATATGTTAGTTAAAGAAATTACTTTTATGTGTCTTGATTTGGCAAAAGCCAATTCTTCTGATGATAGCTTTTGGACAGAAGAGCATGTCATCTTTCTATTGAAAAAATATAGAAGCTTCTTGATTAAGAAAGAGCAGGAGAAGCAGAGAGCTACTACTGATATAGTCTCAGAGTTTGAATATCAGCAGATATGTTTAGACTTAGAGAAAATACCTGCTATAGATGGAGAGCCTTGTACTGGAGGATATTATCTCAGAACTACCAAGAAGATTCCTAAGATACTTGAAGGTAATCAGCCTAGAGTATATCCTATAGACTTCTATCAGGGAATCAATATCAGTTATGTTCCTAGAGATAGAATGAGGTATATAGGCACTAATAAGTTCCTACAAAATATCATTTATGTATCATTGGGTCCAGATTTACATCTATATCTCAATAGTACCAATCCTCAGTTTTTATATTTGAAGAAGTTAAGAATGAGTGCTGTATTTGAAGACTTTGATGAAATATCAAGTTATCTTTGTGATGATGGTGATAGTTCTACGACTTGTGATGTGTTGGATGAAGAATTTCCTATTAGAGAGTACCTGGTTCCCACATTGATAGAGTTAGTAGTTAAAGAATTAACTTCTGCTAAATATCAACCAGTTGATGAGCATAACAATGCCAGTGATGATATATCAAAGGTATCAACTAAACAGAGTTAAGGATGGACTATAAGGAATTTGAGAAGACTTTACATGACAGAACTCTTCCTAGGAAAGTTAAGGTAACTAACAGTTTTGGGGTGTATGACTGCTATAAGTATATACGTAAGCATCAATGGTATGATATTGGTAGACCTTTGAAGGAACATGAGTTCTATAGCATTATTAGAGGAATCAATGATTTACTCGCAGAAAACATTGCCAATGGTAAGGAAGTTACATTTCCTAGCAGAATGGGAGGCTTGGAGCTTAGAAAAATACAGAGTGGTGTAAACATTGTAGATGGAAAACTTAAGATTACCTACCCTATAGATTGGTTAGGAACTACTAAACTTTGGTTTGAGGACTTGGAAGCAAGGAATAACAAGACTCTTCTTAGGAATGAAATAAAATATATATATCATGTAAAGTATAATAAGTTCTGTGCCAACTACACTAACCAATGCTTCTATGAATTTAAACTAAATAGGTTCATTAAGCTGGCACTTAAAGAGAATATTAATAAAGGAAAAATAGATACACTATGGTAACAAATATACAATATACCAACATCAGAAGAGTATTGGATGACATTACAGATCATCCTCTTCTAAGGGATGTAACTCTGGAGCAGGTAATTAGACATACTATCCGCTTTATAGCCTTACATGGTTATCCTCAGCTTTATCAAGATAAGATAGAAACTGTAGATATTAGGGACTTTAGAGGACTTCTCCCTTGTGATTTGATTTCCATTATCCAAGTAAAGGACTTAGATACTGATGTCTGTCTTAGAGCTATGACTGATACCTTTACTCCAGGGTTAAGACCTAAGCCTGATATGAGGAATCAGCCTAAGGATTTACTGGATAATATGAAGCCTCCAGTAGATACTTATATACCACCTATGCAGGAATATAGAGAAGAACCATCTTTTAAGACCCAAGGAAGGATTATCTTTACTTCTTTTCCTGAGGGTAGAGTAGAGGTAGCTTATAAAGCAATTCCTATAGATGAAGATGGTTTTCCTTTGCTGATAGACAATGAAACTTATCTTAATGCCTTAGAAGCTTATATAAAGGTAAAAGTGTTTACTGTTAAGTTTGACACAGGGAAAATACAGGCAGGAGTACTCAGTAATGCTCAGACAGAATATGCTTGGGCAAGTCATCTCTTACAGTCTGAAATGTCAACACCTTCTATGTCAGAGATGGAGTCAATGACAAGATATTTAAATACATTGATTAAGCCAGTAAGACAGTTTGATAATGGCTTTAAGGATTTAGGAAATCGTGAATATTTAAGGAAACACTAATATGGCTAAGAAATATATAAATTGGAAAACAAAAGGTATGAACAGAGACATGTCTGTTTCTGCCTTTAATCCAGAGTTTGCCTTTGAGAATGTCAATCTTAGATTGTCAACTAATGAAGGAAATACCACTATGTCATGGGTGAATGAAAAAGGTACTAGGAAGATGATCCTTCATATAGATGTAAGTACTTGGTTTCAAAATGCAGGGTTCCATTCCACTATATCAGGTATTCCTGTAGGTACAGCAGTAATTAATCATAAGTTAGTTATTTTCTCTACCGATGATGATGTAAATTCTTATATTTATGTATTGGAGAAATCAAAGAACGAAGAGTATGATTTGGAGGGAAAGCTGCTCTATTGGGGTAATTTAGGCTTTAATACTAAATACCCTTTAGAGACACTTGTATCTTATGAATCAGAAAATATCCAAAAGGTTTATTGGACAGACGATATAAATCAGCCTAGGATGATCAATATTGCTGGAATCATTCAGACTGGTAATGATAGTCAGTTTGATTTTATTCCCAAGTTACATCTTAATGAGAGCATACAAGTAACTAAACTATTAGGTTCTGGTGAGTTCTCTCCTGGGGTTATACAATATGCCTTTACTTATTATAATAAGTATGGTCAAGAAAGTAATATCTTCTATACAACACCTTTATATTATATATCATATAATGACAGAGGTGCCAGTCCTGAGGGAAAGGTAAGTAATAGTTTTGAGATTAAGATAACTAATGTTGATAAGAATTTTGACTATATTAGAGTATATTCAATACATAGAACAAGTTTAAACACTATTCCAGAGGTAAGAAGAGTTGTTGACATAGCTCCTTCAACAACAAAGATAAAGTATACATTTGTTAGCTATGAGATTAATCTACCAGCTAACAAGATAACTATGTATAAAAAAGGAATTGGTGCAGAAAAGACACTTGATCAATATGAACCTTCAAACTCAGAGTCAAACTATAAGTCATGGACATTCGATACTGATGAATATTTTGGTATAAACTTGGATGGAGACTATTTAACTTGGAATACAGGTACAACATTCATTATTACTATTACTAATGGAAATAAGGCAAGTATGCAGTTGACTAACAATGGTAATATGACTGGTACTCTCAGTACAGCTAAGGCTAATTACATTGACAATGGCTTATCAGGAGATACTATAGACCCTACAGAGTTGTTATATATAGGAGGAGAAGAAGTTATATTTGGTACAATGGATCAGAAGGACAATACTTTGTTCCTTGGTGACATTAAGCTTAAGAGAAAAAATATTGATGATACCATTAGAAGCTATTTTAAAGGTAATAAAAATATTGCTTTCAGTACTAATATTAAGAACTTAGAGTCTCCAGAAGCTAAAGGCTATTACCCATACACTAATCAGCTTAAGTTAAACTCTTATCAGTTCAAGACATTCAAGTATTTTGAATATTATAGATTTGGTATTCAAGCTCAGCACTATACAGGTAAATGGTCTGAACCTATATGGATTAATGATGTTAGAAACACTACACACATAGATACTACTTTCTATGATAATAAAAGTATAGGATTACCAGTAGCTACCTTTACATTAAGTGATTCTTCTATTATTAAGAAAATGCTTGATGATGGGTATGTTAGAATAAGACCTGTTGTAGTTTATCCTACTATTAATGATAGAGAAGTTATATGTCAAGGCATTTTATGTCCTACTGTATATAATGTATCTGATAGGTATGGCAACTCTCCATTTGCACAGTCTTCTTGGTTTATAAGACCTAATATTCCTTTTGATATAGGAAGTTCTTTAAGTACAGACTATCAATATGCTAATGGTAGAAGAGGAGATTGGAGACCATTAAGTAATCTTAATATAAAGGATGAAATTGATTTATATTCAAGGGCAGGAATATTATATAATGGAGCTAATACATCAGAAGAAAGAGATACAGATATAGCAAATAACATTGATGTTGTAAATAAAGGAGTTAGATTAGAGTTTAGACATAATAGACCTATTCCTAGTAATGAACAAAGAAATGCGGAAATACAGTGTATTTATAATCCTCCAGATTCTCCTTTTGTGGATAACAAAACAAATAATAATAATGTAACTGCATTAAATTGGGTAAATAATAATGGTGAAAATTATTATGTAGACCAATCTATATTAACTTTCCATTCACCTGATATAGAGTTTGATACTGAAGTAAGAAGTCTTGATACATCTAATTTACAACTTAGAATTGTAGGTATGGTTCCTATAACATCCTTTGTTGGAGATATTGATATACAAACTTCTACTTCAGTTAATAATTTTAAGGGAAGTGATGAAACCCCTAGAGGATTTTATAAAGAACCAATTGGTGTAGAAAATAGTTTTTCTTATACTGAAAACAATGGAAAGCTTTGTTTTGTTGAAGATTCTCATTTTGGCTATAGAAGTTTATCTGCTGGAGTATTTTGGTTAGATGAAGTAACAGGGTTAAAACCTAATAATTCTAATAAAGCTTCTACAGGTTTTGTAGTATATCCATGGCATAGAAATGGCTCTCTTAACAATACAAAATTTGCTAAAGATGGTTATAGGTCTGCAATGTTAGATAAAAAGAAACTTAGTAATATGAGGTATTCTTATAAATCTTACTATTTTGCCCCTATAGATATATGGAATGCTTATGAGAGTGGGAGTAATACTAACACAGGTATTTCTGGAGTGTCTATCTTTGATTCAGATGAAATATCTCTTGTAAAGCTTCCTGCACCTAAGAATTCTGATTTGCCTGAACTTAATTATTATGGTAATGTAGATAAATTATTAACTATAACAAGAGTAGGAGATAAAAAGGATGGTTATCCTATTATAACTACAGGTGTAGCTACTGTTCTAGATAATGAAAATGAATTAGCAGATGATTCAACATCTATACATAGAACCTTTTCTCATAATGTATGGAAAAAGCTATTTTCTCCATTTACTGACCAAAGAGAAGGAGTAGACCCCGTAAGAATAAAATATAAATCTACATCCCATGCAGTATTAGCTTTAAATTACACTAATGAGGGAGCACAGAGAATATTGCCTACTATTAAAGACGGTGTATCTGCAATAAATAATAGTAGTATAACTAATAAGAGTCAACATTTCTTTTGGTCTAAGGAAACTAACTCTGTATCACAAGATGTTATTGATAGCCCATTGGGACCTGTACCTGATGTTCCTACTTTCCAATATGGATGGTTATGGTTGGGAGAATTATATAATCCCAATGTAACAAATAGATTTGGAGGACAAACAAAAGATGCCTTTGAAAATAACCAATGGGTGCCTTGTGGTAAGCCAGTATCTTTAATAGATGATAGTAATAGAGTTAAAGATAATGTTATTATTAAATGGGAAGAAGGAGATACTTATTTTCAAAGATATGATCATATTAAGACCTATCCTTTCACTCTTGAAGACCAGAATGCAGTAACTGATATTATATCATTTATGTGTGAGACACATGTTAATCTTGATGGTAGATATGATAGAAATAGAGGACAACTAAGTAATTTTGCAGTTACTCCTGCTAACTTCAATCTTATTAATGATGTATATAATCAGCAGGATAATTTCTTCAATTATAGGATACTTGATGAAGATACCTACAAGGATACATCATTCCCAAATACAATTACTTGGACTAAGACCAAGGAGAATGGTGCAGATGTAGACTTATGGACAAACATCACTCTGGCAAATACTTTGGAGATGGATGGAGATAAAGGTAAAGTCAATAAAATATGTAGGCTCAATAACCAGCTACTTTCATTCCAAGATAGTGGCATTGCCCAGATTCTCTATAATGAGAATACCCAGATTTCTACAACAGAAGGTGTACCTATTGAGATTGCAAATTCACAGAAGGTTCAAGGTAAGAGGTACCTTTCAGATACAGTAGGATGCTCTAACAAGTGGTCTATGACGCAGACTCCAAGGGGTATTTACTTCATGGATAGCAATGAAAAAAGTATTTATCTTTTCAATGGTCAGTTAAATAATCTTAGCACAGCAGGAGGTTTCAACTCTTGGGCAAAGCAGAATATTCCATCAGTAGATACTTCATGGTCTCCTGAGGATTTTGGTAACTTTGTTACTTACTATGATAAGTTGAATCAAGATGTGCTATTCATAAATATGAATACTGCATTGGCTTACTCCGAGAAGTTCAATTGCTTTACTTCTTTCTATGATTATGGTATGGCTCCTTACTTTGAGTATTTGGATGATATGGGTATTTGGCTAAAGAATGGTGAATTATGGCAGCATCAAGCAGGAGATTATTGTGATTTCTTTAATGAGAATAAACCATTTTCTATGACTCTGATAGGCAATCAAGAGCCTTTGATGGATAAAACATTCACTAATTTGGAGTTCAGAGCCTGTGTAGAGAATGAAGGGCTATATGATGAAAGTACTGATAAGTTTACTCCAACATTGCCATTTGACACTTTGGAAGTATGGAATGAATATCAGCATGGTATTCTCAACCTTCATAACAGAGTAAAAGGAGAAGGCTTTACTCATGGTAATGATAATGGTATTCTTTCAAGGAAGTTCAGAATGTGGAGATGTGATATTCCAAGAGATAATGCAGCTGTTGATACTTTAGCAGAAGCATCTATGGGTATTAAGAGATTCAAGGTAAGACCTCTTGACAGAATAAGGAATCCTTGGGTATATATAAAACTTACAAAGAATTCAGCTTCAGATGATTCATCCCTCAATAAAACTGAGATACATGACATCATGGCTACATATTTTGGATAATAACTGTAATAGGTAAGAGAGTCTTAATGATTTTCTTACCTATTTTTATTACAGGAGTAAGAGTATAAGTGTGCTATTAATAATATATTATCTTTGCAATAAAATGTTACTTAGATGAGAAAGAAGAATAAATTATATACAGCAAATAAATGGAATCAACCTTTGTTTGCTCAAGGTATAGATAGAAAACATCAGAATATCTTTGATGGTCTTTTCTCTAGTACCTTAAATACACCTACATCTCTTAGTACACCAGGACTACTTAGTGGAGATTCATCAGGGTTTAATATTCAAGCTCCCCAATTATCTAAGCCTAATATCTCCAAGCCTATTAACTGGAGTGATGGTCTACAAAGTAAGTTAGCTGTTCAAGAATCACAGAACTTAGTTAATGGCTTTGATGTAGAAGCTGTCAAGAATAATCCTTTTAGTAAGTTTAGCAAGCCTGGACTCAGTGATCTTGCTAAAACAGGTATCAGTGTTGGAGGCTCTATTGTAGGAACATTAGGTAATAACCTCATTAGTGGTGGTTTAAGTTCTGGGGTAGGTAATGCTATAGGTTCCATAGGAGGTACTATAGGTGGGGCACTTAGTGCTGTAAACCCTGTAGTTGGAGGTATAGTTTCAGCAGCATCTGGCATTGTAGGTGGATTGACTAATAGAGCATTTGGTTCAAAGTTAAATCAAGAGAAAATATCAGAAGTAACTAATAGCAATAAAGCCCTTAATACATTATCTGTAGATAATAGTAGTATTGATTCTATCGATAGTCAATGGGCTAATCAGGATTTTGGTGCTGATTTTTCTAAATCAGATATAGGTAAAGATGGTTGGTTTAGTAGTACAGCTAAGAAGAAATATAGGCAATTAAAACTACAACAAGATATTGCAAGAAATAGAGCATTAACTTCATTTGAAGATGCTGCAAGTGCAGCAGATACTCAGTCAGACCTTAATGCTATGGCAAACTTTGCAGCCTTTGGTGGTCCTTTAAGTATAACAAGTAATAATGATAATATGGGAGCAATAGATTATGGCTTTATGTCTGATTATCTTATTTCAAAGAATAGGTCAGCAGAAGCAAAGAATAAAATACCTATCAATATATTCGGTAGTTTAGCAAGTACTCCACTCTTTGCTCTTGGTGGAGGCATTCATATAAAGAAGAGTCATAGAGGACTATTTACTAAAGAAGCTAAGGAACATGGTATGGGAGTACAGGAGTTTGCTTCTCATGTATTAGCTAATAAAGATAAGTATTCTCCAGAAGTAGTTAAGAGAGCAAACTTTGCCAGGAACGCTACTAAATTTGCTTTAGGTGGAGATATGCAGACTAATGGTTCAGATTGGAGTGATGGTTTACTACAGGTCAATGCAGGAGGGTCACATGAGAGTAATCCTTACAATGGTGTGCAGTTAGGAACAGATGCTCAAGGAAAACCTAATCTTGTAGAAGAGGGAGAGACCATATTTGATGATTATGTTTTCTCTAAGAGAATAAAAGCTGATGCTAAGACAAAGAAGAAGTTCCATGTAGGAAAGAATGCTGATATAAGTTATGCTGACTTATCTAAGAAATTAGAGAAGGAAAGTTCTGAAAGACCTAATGATGCTATTAGTCAAGCAGGCTTAGAGAAACAGATGCATGACCTTGCAGATGAGCAGGAGAGACAGAAATCAGAAATGCAGACTAAGGAAGCTCAAGAAGTATTTGCTTCTCTTCCTCCAGACCAACAGAGAGCTATCATGCAACAGGTAGCTATGGAAGAACAGCAGGCACAACAATCTGCTGAACAGCCTACTGAGGAAGTTAATTTTCAGCAAGCAGACCAACAGAGTGTAAATAAACAAATGATGCAGCAGCCAGTAGAGCAACCAACAGTAGAAGAACCACAGATGAATGCTTGTGGTGGTAAGATAAATAGATTTGATAATGGTGGAGAAATGAAGAAAAAGATATATAATGCTCTTGGTTTATATACAGACAGTGACTTTGATAAATGGGCATCAGATAAAAATGTAAGTAAGATTACTGATTGGGAAAATATCTTGGATAATAAGCAGTTTATGAGTGCTTTGAAGAGTGTTAATCCTATATTGTCTGATGCTATCTCCAGAGGTTATGACTTTGGTGTTTATGTTCCTAAAGCAAACAATAAGTTAACTTTTGACTTTACTCATGGGGGATGGGGTAAAGAAGACTATGATTCTTGGAATGGAAGTACTGATGCTGCATGGAAAGAGGCTGTAAAGAAAGGTATTGTAAAGAAGGGTATGAACTCCGAGGAAATAGGAAAAGCTTTATCTCAGACTGATGCTTATAGAAGAGGTTCTGATTGGCTAAAAGCAGATGAGAATAATAGACTTACTTATCTACAACAGATTCTAAATAGCCAAGATGCTCCTCTGGCAGCAAGAGATTATGCAGCTAAGTATGTAGATGCTAACGGTTGGTTGAAAGATGCTAAGAGAGATTATCAGACTATCTTTGAAGATCCAAATGGTACTGGGGTTAGAAATACTCATCCAGGAACCTATTGGAAAACACCTAATGAAGTTCTCAGAGGTAAACAGACAGGTAACTATGTAGTAAATGATGATGGGACTGTAGAGGAGATTATAGGCAATGTACCAGGGGATTGGAGTGGTGCAGGCAGTTATAGTTGGGCAGATGACAAGAGTGATTATACATATAACTATTATAAGAGACCAACAGATGCCGTGATTACTCCTGATAAAGCAAAAGAAGAGATAAAGGAGGAAGAATATGAGCCTATACATAAGAATGAGAAACTGAGGTATGCAGGATTATTTGGTCCATTGGTAGGTCTTGGCATGCAGGCTATGGGTATAGGTAAGCCAGATTATTCAAGGATGGATGTTGCTGTAGAGGCAGCAAGTGGTGCTCCTGCTTTGGCTGGTTATAAGCCTATAGGTAATTATTTGCAATATAAACCTATGGATATATGGTATGAGCAGAATAGAATGAATGCTAATAGTAGAGCTACAGATAGAGCTGTTCTCAATAACGCTTCTCCTATAGGAACCAAGATGGCAGGACTTCTTGCTAATAGTTATAATAGTCAAATAGCAAGTGGAGACCTTTATAGAAAGGCTCTTGAGTACAATGATGCTCAGAAACAGAGGGCTACTGAGTTTAACAGGAGTACTGATATGTATAATGCAAATGCATTTAACCAGGCTTCTGCAACTAATGCAGAGATTGCTAACAGGCAAAGACAGTTTAGAGCACAAATGGCTATGGATGCTGCTAATAGAAGAATGGCTGCTGATGCTGCTTGGAATCAGGGTATCTATGGTAATGTCTCTGGTCTTTTCAAAGGTATCAGTGACTTAGGACGTGAGAATGCTCAGCATAATATGATTGCTGATATGGCTGCTGATGGTATCTTTGGTGTAATGACTCCTAAGAGTAATACTGGTAAGAGAGTAGTTACAACAAAGAAATCCTGTGGCGGTAAGATTAAAAGAAAAAGAGGTTTAACATTTTAAAGAGTAGAAGTATATGGCTAATTATGCATTTGTTGTAGATAATTCTTTTCAACCCTTCTCTATGCAGGAGATGTTAGTACCATTTTCTGCATATAAGGATGCTTATGAGAAGAGTGAGGAACAATACAATGACTTGTCAGATAAATCAGATAAGTTTAAATATCTTAGTGAAACCTTACCAGAAGGAAGTAAGGCTAGAAAATTATATGAAGGCTACGCTAATGACTTAGCTAGACAGGCAGAAGACTTAGCACACAATGGCTTGTCTATGTCTAATAGGAGAGCTTTGACTTCACTAAGAAGGAGATACCAAGGAGAGATTGGTAGGTTACTCCAAGCAGATGAAGCTATGAGAGAAGAGAAGAAACTAAGAAGAAGTTTGAGTGCCCAAGATTCTTCTATGCTTTATGCTATAGATAATCTTGATATTGACTCCTTCTTGGATGGAGAGTCTCCTAACCTTTATAATATTAGTGGTAATGAACTCTATACTAGAGGAGCAGCTGCTGGTAAAGCTTCTTCTTCTAGGGTATTCTCAGCAGGGGATGCAGGAAGTACTTTGAATGGATATTATAGAGATTATGTACAGAAACTAGGTTATAGTAGAGATACTATTCAGAAGTTCTATCAAGATATGTCAATTATTCCAGAGTTGCAGATGGCAGCAGATGCTATCCTTGAAGAAAGAGGTGTTAATCAGAATCTTACAGGAAATAATCTTCAAAGAGCTAGGCAGAGTGTTATCAATGGTATGATTGATGGTGCTATCTATCAGGAAAATCATAATCTTCAGAGAGATCTAGGTGTACTTACTGAAACTGAAAAGCAGCAGATGGATCTTACTAGGAGAGGACAGAATATTAGCCTTGCTTCCCAAGGTCTTACCTATGATGAAAATACTGGTACTATTTCTTATGATCCAACAAAAGACCCTTCATTACAGAAAGCATCTGCTATTGCACAAGCAAAAGTCTCATCAGCAGGAAAGAAGACAGGTAGTGGTACAGCTTATGATGTAAGAAATAAGGAGATAACAATGATTGGTGCTAAGACAGGTACAAAATATAAAGATACTAATGATGAAAGTAGTATAGGTGCTCCATTGGAAGATTTAAGTGGAGCTAGGGCACTATCTTCACAAGAGTATAGTCAGTTGGTAGATGCTAATGGAAACATTACTAATGAACATCTTAGAAGTGCTATTGGCAATGGTAATCTCTCAGACTATGAAATCTATGTAGTTCCTGCTGGTACCTCAAAGATTGATAGTTCTGGTATAATATGGGATGATTCTACTACAGAAGATGTCTATATTGCTATTCCTCGTGAATCAAAGAGAGCTGCTACTAATTCTGAAAGTTCTATAAATACTAGTTATAGTGGAGATAATGATATTCCAAAATAACTCTATGAATAAAAAGGAGAGAGTGTAATTGAATAGAACTCTCTTCTTTTTATTTGTTACAATCCTAAATCTACAATTTCCCAATCATCTATATGCTCATAAAGAACATACTTTCCTGAATCTGTAAGACCTACTTTAAGTTCCTTCTTTCTTTCAGAAATCTCAGTAGGGGTAAGTTCACCTAGTTGAGAATGAAATCCAACATAATCATAAGAACCATTTTCTTTAAGAAACATACAAGATTTAAATTCTTTTCCTGTATTTGAGTTCACAAAGGTTCCAACTTTCATTTTTACATAATTCTTAGCAAACTCTAATAATGACCAATTTTGAAGAATAGATGTATTAGTTTCTTCAGCAGACTCTTTTTTAACAGCCTTATCGAATCTATAGTTATATTTTCCTTTAACAATGTCATAAACATCTTCTTGAGAGAAGCCAACATCCTTTAAGATTTTTGTGAAGGTATAATTAATAAATATATTATCCTCTCCTAAATCAATGAGTTCTTTACAAGTGCAGATGAATTGAATGAATGGACCATCTTTTTGAATAGTCCTAATAACATCAATATATTTCTTCCTATTTAACCAAGATAGGTGATATATACAATAAGTTAGATGTTCATCTTTAAGTCCAAGTAATTGCATGAACTTAATGAGTACTTGTTTAGCTTCTTGCCTATTATTTGGTATGTTGTCTATAGTATAGAGAGATGCAGCAGCATTAAGTAAAGCACACTTCTGTTCTACTAATAGAGAGTTTATTTCCCAATCTTTACTTTCATCATACAAAGAGTTATATACTTCTTGAACCTTATCTTCATCAATATTTATATTTAACTCTTGGAGCTTATTGTTAAGAATTTCCCTTGCTGTCTTAAATTGTTCTGATTCCATAATCTTAAATATTGAAAATGCTTATTAGAAGAACGTTAAATCTAATAGGATATTGCTTTTGATTTATCTTTTTGTTTGCTTTAACTTTCCTAAGGGAATTTATAAGGTATAAGTAGAGTACACTCAATATATGTATCTTTGTGCAAAAATAATAGATAAGTTATGAGTAAAGAGAAATATATAGGAAATGCTCCACTTAATGAAAAGGCTAGAAAGCCCTACCACTTAGTAATTAAAGATGGGGCTATAAATTTCTCTAAGTTGGATGCTGAATTACAAAGTATTATTACTAATGCTAAAGGTAATATAAATACCATAGATATTACTAAAGACACTAAGGTTTTAGATTTTGGTTTGTCGTCTGACAATTCTTCTATTGATAATTGGCATACTTACCAAGATGTTGCAGAAGGTATGTTTATACTTGTTGACAACAAATATGGTCAAGGGCAAAGCATTGGTGTATTGTTGCAATATAAAGATAATATGAATTATGCGCTTAATCAGGTTGTGATATCAATCTGCAAATTGTCTCCCACCGAAGAGAACTTTAGTTCGCATCAAGATGAAATAATGTTCTTTAAGTGTCGCTCATGGAACACTTTAACATCCCCAGAACATGCAGGAGCAAAAAACACCTGGAGCGAGTGGCATGATATTAATGAGAGAATTACGGATGACAAGATTAAGGAACTTTTTAATTAAAAACGTACAGTGTTCTTAAAAATAATTATGAACACCTACCTATACTTTTTTATTTTTAATTAATTTTATATGAGATTATATGACACAATTTTTAGATTATGAAGGTTTGAAAACCTTCGCAAAAACCATTGATTCAAAGTTTGTTCGTAAAGATGGTATTGACACAACATTCGCAGAAGTTGTTACTTCACTACCAACAGATGTTACAAAAATCAAGAAGCATCTTTACTTAGTAAAGAATGCTAGTAGCACAGAATCACAGAATGTCTATAGTGAATATATCTACATTGGCGAAATTGGTAGTGGCAAAACTTATGATTCTTCTAAGTGGGAAAAACTTGGTGACTTTAGAGCAAGCATAGACTTGAAGGATTATTCTAAGAAGTCAGAAACTATCAAAGATATTGAGCAGCAGACAAACGCTTCAGGTATCGGCCAGAATGTATACCTAACTATCACTAAGGCTGATGGAAATTCCACTGATATAGGCATTGGTGCAGCGAGTGAGTCTCAGGCTGGTGTGATAACTGCGGCTAACCTCAAGAAGTTGAATGGTATTGCTGAAGGAGCTAATAAAACTGTTGTTGATAGTACATTAAGTGCAAGTTCTACTAATCCTGTACAGAACAAGGCTATTAAAACTGCATTAGATGATAAAGCAGATAGTGATGTTGGAATGTTTACAGTAGGTGTTGGTACTCCTGAACTTACTATTAATGCTAGTACTGCTGATGAACCAAGTAAGAACAAGATATATGCAACTGGAGCAAATGGTACAGCAGATATTATAATACAACACGCTAATTCTACTGGTGCAGTAGATGAAGTAGTTAAAGTCAATGTAGAGGGTATAGTTGTTAATGAACACCGTGCAGCTGTAGGAGCAACAGGAGATGTTAACAATCAAGATTGGACACTTACAGGAAGTAAAACCCAGATTACAGGTACGTCTATTACTTCACCTAAGTTTGTTAAAACTGGTGGAACTTCTGAAGAGATTTTGATGGCTGATGGTAGTGTTGCTACACCTATAACCACAAGTCAGATACAAACGTTGTTTAATTAATACATTATGCCAATGGAGATTACAATTGTAGTCCCATTGGCATCTTTAAACTAAATAATTATGACACAATTTTTAGATTATGAAGGATTGAAGGAGTTCAAGCAAGAGACAGATGCTAAATATGTGTCTATGCCAGCATATAGTGGCATATCTGACCTAAATAAAGCTATAGAAACAGGTATTTACTCAGGTTGTACTTCTAATGGACCTGAAGGGGTTTCTGGTAGTTTTCAGTGTGTAGTATTTGCAACAACAACAAAAACTCCAAGTGGACAATATTTTGTTGAACAAACTGCCTATGGTAATGGAACTTCATTGGGTAGAGTATTCAAGAGATTTATTCTTAAATTTAATAATAATAGTATACTGCCTAGGAAATGGATAGAAATAACTAGCACTAGTAATACTGCCGATGAAATTAACGTAAAAAATGAAATTAATATAAAAAAACTATTGATTGAATCTCTAGATGTAGCAGTACAAGATGGTATTTCTTTTGAGTTTAGAGTTCCTAAAAGCATAGCAGACAATATGCTTGAAATACAGAGCAGTGTTCCTTGTAATATAAAAAGCACCCAAGATGGTAGTATAATCACTAGTGCTCATTTTCCATTAAATAGTTTAGGGTATAAAATTACACAACTTGATGTTGACGATTCAGATATGGTTATTGTAATAAGTATTGATAAAAATATAACTTATAAAAATGTGCCATGTGAAGTTCAAATAACAGAACCCTCTAATATCGTAATATCATATACTGAGTAATAAGAAACTATAATTATGAGACAAATTAATTACATTATTATTCACTGCTCATATAAATAAAAAGTGGAAAGCTATAGTAGCCTTCCACTTATTTTTTATCTACAATCTTCAATAGTTCTTATCCAAGCCTCTACATCAGTCTCTGATGTGCCAATAGCATCTACTTCAACATTCTTATCACTTAAGAACTTCTCTAGGTCTGCTATTTTCTTAGGAGCATCTTTCCATTTGTTTCTTACAAGTTTCATAACTCTCAACATATACTTCTTATCCTTAATAAGGTCAGAGAACTTCTGAGTTGCTGCTTTATGCTCACTACTGTTGAGTGATTCTGAACTAGTATGAGTGTAATTATCCTTATTGTTAGCTTTCTCTGTAGTAGGGGAGACTTGTTTCTCATCAGTAAATTCTTCAGTAATAGAAGAAGTACTTTGAGTATCTGCTTGAATCAATTCTCCAGTGTCAGGATCTACAGATAGTGCATCTTCACCTAAATCTACATTCTCTGCTTCACCTACTTCTTTAATAACTTCTTGAGCTTTCTGCTCTCTAAGCTTTTTAGATTCTTCTTCATTGATTTTTTCAACGAGTTCTCTTGCTTGCTCTTCTGAAGACTCCTTTACCTCTTTGGTGTTTCTATTAACCTTAATGGCTCTAGGATTTTCACCATAACTTAGAATATAGTAATCCCATACACCTTGTGTCATGGAAGGAGATAACTGATTATCAAGAATCATCTTGTTATATCTAAGCTGCTTAAGAGTTGCTTCATCGGTTATAATCTCACCATTAAGAGAAAAGACTCCATTTACTTCCCTATAATACTGATGTTTAAAGATTACCTGACTCTTATCTCCATTCTTGAAGTCACTATTACTATCACTCCTAGGAATATCATTGGTAGGAGATTCTGGTTTAATCATCTTACCATCCCCATCCAAGCCAAAGATACTATATGAACTACCTACTGTACCAAAGAGTGCAGCATCTGTCATTAGTGCTCCTGCTTCATCATATTCCATAAGGGTAGGGACATCTCTAAGTATTGATGCTGTAATATTGATTCTTGGATTCATATCCTGGACATTCTGCATAAACTCTGCCCTATCAAAGTTGTCATTAAGAACAAAGGTCTTCTGTACTTTACCATCATGTACTAAAGATATTTCATCTCTATTCTTCCTAAGTAAAATGGTATCACCTTCCTTGTCAAAATAGAAGATTTTACTTAACCCAATAACTGCATTAAGTCTTGTCTTGTAATTAGGAGAAGTAACTTCCTGCAAAAGATTGTTTATCCTATCTTTCAAGGAACCATCTCTCATCTCATTATACTTTAAGACTTTCAGATATGAAGGAACCATCTTACCATTGCTGGCAGGCATCAATACAAAAGCACTTCCTAAGTTACCCATTGGGTCTCTAGGAACCATTACTTTATCAAGTGATGTTCCTACAACTAAGAACTTACTTCTTTCTTGAATACCCCATGCTACAGAATCCAAGTCATAGTGTATAGGATTTCTAGCATTATCAGACAGTAATTCCCTAACACTTCTAAATTCAGAGTTATTGTCATTCTCAGTTTGTCTTACTATATATCCAGGAATCAATGATGCAGGCACTATCTCTGTACTAAGATTCTCATTTACATAGAATCTTTCATTAGGATGTGCATCAAAGAATTGTTTTCTTTGTTTCTTTAAGTTCAATCCTCCAGATATATATGGATTCCAAAGCATATCATAGAGAGCTAACTTACTGGCATTTCTATTACCATAACCAGCAGTACCTATAATCAAATACTTTTTGCCATTGCTTTCAATAACACCACCATTAGCATCATCATGTATAGCAGTAATACCCTTGTTGATACTGTTATCATAATCAAGTACTAGCATTAAATGACTCTGCATAGCTATATCATTAGTAGCATTACGCTCAGGCTTAACAGCCATAAACTTAACTTTAGCATTAGGGCTTCTTCTTATGATTCTAGCTAGCTCATGATCTATGATATTCTGTAACTTTACACCTGCTGCATTCATCCAAGTATAGTACTGATTCATATTATCATTGGTTTCAGAACCTTTCTTTCTCTCAATGATACCATCATTCTGTAATACTGTAGGATTATATTCACTCATAGCATTACCACTGAGAGTAGTTACACTAGTTTCTATATTATGCAGTCCAGTACCATTAAGCTCTGCTGCATCTACATTCTCATCAGATGAGTGTACTTCCTTGTCAGTAGAAGTAATATCCTCCAACTGTTCCTCAATAGTTTCAGACTTACCTTGAACACTATCACCATTATCAAAAAGATTCTTGTTACCAGTGTCAATACCCTTGGCAGCAAGGTCAGCTTCATTAGCTGCTTGTTGTCTTTCTATTGCCTTATCTATGTTGAACCCCTTCTTTGCCTTCACTTGAGTTTTATCTTTGTCTCCTGCGAAGTTACCATTAAAATACCAATCTCCATCTATTTTCTCCATAGAATTTACAATGAAAGGTATATTTTCCCTGTTTTTCTGCTCATCCTTAACAATTTCATATTCTTTAGGAGTGATTTCTATAGAGGTATCTTTACTATCAACCTTAAAAGATATTTTATTATCCTCCTTGGCAACAAGTAATCTTCCTTTCTTAGAATTATCAGCAGTTTCATACCACATATCACCCATATCAATGCTTCCATTATCAAGGTTGTCATCCATTAAGGAGCTTGCATTTTTGATATTGTCATCTGTCTGCTGTAAGTCTTCCTCTTTTACAACTTGAGGACTTTTAGTTTTGTCTACAGTCTTTTCATCATCTTTACCTTCTTTCTCATCAGAAAAGTCAAAAGGTACATCCTCAAGACTGCTTTCATTAAGTCCTTCTTTAGTTGGAATGTTTTCATTTGTTTTCTTCTCAGCAGCTTTTTTTGCCTCATTTTCTGCTTTTTTCTTTTCTTCTTCTTTCTTCTTTTTCTCTTCCTCTTCTCTCTGTAACCTTTCCTTTCTTGCCTCAACAATAGAAGCATCTCTTTGATAACCTAAATTTTCAAGACCATTAAGAACATATTCCAAACTGCTAGTAGCATCTGGATTATTAACATCATCAATAACCTTTTCAAGACTATCCAATATTTCAGATTTATTATTGGAGTTTTCTACTATGGTATCAATGTTCTTTAAGGTATTCTCTTTCCATGTCTCATCTCTATCTGATTGAGAAATTACAGCCATTATATCATCCACAGTTTTTCCCCATTCCTTAGCGTCTGCTACCTGTTGCTGATATTGTGGAAGCAATGCGCCTTCATCAATAGTATCAAGTAGGGTAGAGTTAAGCTTTCTTAGAGTTTTAAAGACAAATTGATTCTTTGCTTCTTCTGTAATATCAGTATGACCTTTCATACCTTCATCAAACTCATTGATGTAGTCTACTATGGTCTCTGCATTTCTCTGATTAATCAGTTTATATGCAGCTTCAGCAGCTTGTGCCCTTTGAGCTTCTAACTCTACAGCAGCAGCTTCTGGATTTCTAGCCATTCTACTATAGGCATCTTGATTAGCATCTATCCTTTGAGTTAGTAAAGCAATATCCTGTACTTTCTGAAGGGCATCAGCATCTTTCATAAGAAGTTCCTTCTCCAATTTTTCAATCTCTCTTTGTTGCTCTTTACTATACAATTCTCTGTTTTCATCCTTCATTATTCTAGCTCTAGTTACTGGATTTAGAGATAAGATTTTATCAGCAGTTAGTATAGTATGTTTACCTTCTTTAGAGCTATTACTTTCAACAATGGATATACTATTTTGAAGGATTTCACTTTTACTAGAAGTTTTATCAATTAAGTCTTCCAGATATTGTTCTTGTTCCTTGGAAGAATCAAGTTTGGCTTTTACTTCTTTATGTTTGTTTTGTGCATTGAAAATAGCCTCACTATTTCCCTCTCTTCTAGCATTATTCCATTCATCTATAGCCTTAATATATTCTGTATCCAAAGCATTAGTTTTCTTCTTCTGCTCCTCAAGTTCCTTCTCTATCTCAGCTTTCTGCTTATCGTAAACTTTAATTAGAGATTTAGCATTATTTATACCTCCGATACTAGCTATAGTAACACGGCTGTCTACCATATTATACTCAGGAGATGGAATGTCTATTTCAGACTCCATCTTTTCTTTTCTTTCTTTCCAATGGTCATTAAGAGCCTGCTGTACCTTCATCTTAGTTCTTACCTCTGGAGATATGGAAATACCATAATTCTTTTCAATCTTCTGAATTTCATCTTCTGCTTTATTGAATGCCTCAGATGCTTCCTGTAGTTTCTGAGCATTTTGGGCAATTTCATATAAAGCTTTCTGAGAAGTATACTCATCCTGCTCTATCTCTGGGTGAGAAGCATAATATTGAGAGAGAAGATTGGAAATCTCTTCTTCACTAAATGGATTCTTACCTTCTTCAAGGTTAAGCTGAGAAGCTTTCTCAATCAATGTCTTAGCATTCTGTACTACAGAAGACATAGTTGTTGGATCATTAGAATCTTCACCTAATTTATCTAAGGTATTGACTGTATGAAGAGCTTTAATAAAGTCCATAGTCTTTTGGTCTCCGAAGTTCTCTACATTCTCAGAAGCAATATTTGAAGCTACCAAATGCTCTATATCCACAAAGTCATTATATTCATCCAATAGATTATTTACATAGTCTGCATGACTTCTTAAATCTCTTTCTGCCTGTTTCTTGCCATAGTAGGTATTAAGTACACCATTCTGAATGAAATAGTTCATCTGTCCTCTCCAGTCATTCCATTTACCAAGGTCTTTATACTTAACAGAACCATCTTCATTCTTCAAAGGAATACCATTTTCATCTCTTTCAACCTCACGTCTAAAGTTGTTTTTATAGGCTTCTCTACCATCTTTAGTTGCCAATCTTGCAAGGTTAGCAAAATTAGGAGTGAAGTTTACTATACTACCTAAGGCACCAACAGTACCAGCATTCCATGTAGTCTCCTGACCCATAGAATCCTTTAAACCTTTTATATAAGAGTAAATACCATCTGCAAAGCCATAGGTATTAGCTAAGGCTTCACCATTCTGATAGGAATGAAGATACCTATTGAAGCTATCCTCATTGATTCTTTCAGCAGCATCTACTTGCATGTCATCAGTACCATTGGTCCAGAATCCACCCCAAGCCTGTGAACCTAATGTTTTACCAAACTCTTTCCATTTATCTGCTCTAGTAAGAAATTTACTTGCACCAGTAGTTAATCTTTTTCTACCTTCTGCTGTAGTTATTTCTTTTAACCCTTTAAGAGAGGTTGACATCTTCTTTGATAATCCTGCGGGATTGGTATAGAGAAACTTTCTATAACCCATAGTATTGACAAAGCCATACTTAATAGCTTCTGGCCAGAAAGTATTAAAGGCTGCATCTCCTGCACCATCAATAGCTTTCTGTTGTAAGTCAGCATACTCCTTGGAAGACATTCTTTCCTTAACTCTGTTCTGTACTAGCTCCCCTAAAACAGCTTCCTGAGCTTTAGCATGAAGCATCTTGTCAAGAGCTTTTTCATCAGCAATTTGCATGCCTCCATCTCTATGCATTTGAGCAATATATTCTGCTTTTAAGCCAGCAGCTCTAGCCTTAATAAGTCTATCAACACTTGCTTTATAATTCTTATCAGTATTATACTGATTATAAATATCATTTCTACTAGCAGTCATTGCAACTTCTTCCGCATTAGCTAGATTCTGCTGAAGTGTTTCCTGAAAAGTACCTCTATTATAAGCATAGGCAATACCCAAGGCACCTGCTGTTCCTTGAGCTATCTGACCTGCTTTAGTTTCTGCTGTAAGTAACTTACCTGTGGTATCCAAGACTTTACCAAAGCCTCTTGCAAGTTTTCCTACCTTACTGGCAGTACTTAATGCTTTACCTACACTACCAATACCAAAAGGAATAGCCTGTGCAGCAGCATCTGCCAGACCAAAAGACATCATCTTGAAAGATTCATACCAAAGATCACTATCTTCATTGGGATTATAGGCTACCTTATAAGGACTGCTTCCAAGCTTCTCATATTGCTTCTGTTCATTTTCATCAAGTGTTCCAAACTGTTCAGCTCTAGTCCAGTACTGAGGATTAAGTGTCATCCAGTCAATACCAAATGCTCCCTTAATATCACTACCGTCAGGATTCTTTCCCATATTATGAAGAGTGGTATAATCTACCTGCATCTTATGGACAGAATGGAATGCTCCTCCATTATCTTTATAATGAAGATCTCCCTGTTTATCTCTTATGACTTTAGTCTTGTTAGGATCTAAAACATTACCTTTATCATCTACCATTACAATAGGCTTTTCAGCATAAGCATCCTGACCTGCTCTATATAATTCTGCAATACCATTCAATTTATCAGCAGAATAGCTCATAGCAGAGATACCAACATCTTTAGCAAATAAACCAAATTTTTTAAGACTGCCTTGGTGCTCTTTGATATATCTTTTAGCTTCATTATTTAAAGCTGTAGCAGCCATCTCTGGAGACATATATGATTCATATACTTTCTTTTTAGCAAGTATCTGACGCATATCATCAATGCTAAAGTTCTCCATCTCTGAAGTTACTTGATTTTCAGAACCATTGCCATAATGAGAGGCAAACTCAGCTATACCCATATTGGTCATACCATTCTTATCTTTATAACTTCCAGGAGTAATAGCCTGTATAAAAGCTTTCTTTACCTGCTTATCACTAAGTCCTGTAATGTATGGATCATTGAGATAAGTTTGAGATACCTGAGTACCTAAGTTCTTTGCATGATTATCTACATCATCATTATAGATTTTTTCAAGAATCCTTTGATTTTTATCAAAGGCTAATCTTCTTCCTGATTCCTCACTACCTGCAAAAGACTGAGGAGCACTAGCTGCTTGCATGGAGACTCCTAGAGGCATGAAAGCTCCCTGCCCACTATTCATGTGAACTGTTTCCCTTGCTTTTATGTCTTTATTCCATTTATCTTCAAATTCTTTAGGAGTAAGATAATTACTCTCCATAAGTTTAAGCTTAGCATCAGTTGAAAGCTGATTGTACTTCTCAAAATCAGCTCCTAAACCTTTCTTATTATCTCTAGTACCTTTTATATTAAAGGGACTATACAGTTTATTAAATTCAGTATTGACTATATCCTCTTTATATAAGGTATTACGCATATCTATATCTGGTATGGCTCTGAATTTCTCAATACCATACTTATCAATGAATTGCTTGTTTGAATAAAGATTATTGATATATACAGGATCATACCCATGCTGTGAAATCAAATCCCTATTCTTATTTATGAAACTGTTATACTGAACTTTTGAAAGACTTTCTAGTCCTTGTAAGCCCCGTAATCCTTGTGGTTTATCTATTGGCATAACTTCTATATTTTAATTTTATTTGCAAATTTAATTAATTACTTAGATGCACTTCTATATTTTATGATGACTATTATTTAAACTAATGAACTTACTGAGTAGGTATAAGCTCTTTTTCTTTTCTTTAAATACTTTGTTGCTTTCAAATTGAAACTTTTACCCTATATATTTTATAGAAATATATCAATTTAAAAGTATTTATAAAGTTTAACTATAATAATTTACTAAGAATAAGAATTTCTATGGAGAAAATCTTATATTTACAAATCCAACAGATACTCATTTAAAATAAAAGGAGGTTTTATATGAAGGAACGTAAAGAAAAAAGCAGTAGTATGCCTACTGCAAGTGAGAAAGCAATTTGGTCATTATATCATTGGGGTGCTATATTTATTCCTATAGGTATAATGCTTTCTCATTGGTATATATTCTATGTATTCAGTCAGAATAACTATGAACTAATGCATTACTCTCCTGCTAATGAAATATGTATAGCTTGGATATATACAATATTGTACTTAGTTGTACCTTTTGTATTATTACCTGCTAGTTATCTTTTCAGATGGTGTAATCTTTTCAGAGTACCATTTATTTACTTTATATTTATTAATGTAGAAAGATTATATTATGGCTCTTGGTTCTGTACAAATGAAATGATAGATACTCACTATATCCTCATCTATTGTATTATATGTATATATGGTTTGGAACTTATTGGATTAACTTTAAAATACCAGAAGGATATTAGTAGAAATATTAAGCTTTTTAAGATTTATCTTTTAAGAAGAACTAAAAAAATGTTTACTGGTAGCCATGCTAGTGATAATATGTGTGATGAGATTATAGATATAATTGAAAAGAAACATGCCTAATGGATTTAAGAGAACAATTTTTATGTAATGCCTTAGATAGATTTAAAGAGATGATAACCAATGGAGATTGTTCTAAGGCTGATATTACTTATTTTTGCAATCTGTCTAAATATGAATTGGATAGAAGAGGAGCTGCTATAGACAAGAAAAGATGGCTTACAAAGATAGAAGCCAGTCAAATGCTTGGAGTTAGTACTTCCACCTTTGACAGAATGATTCTTAAAGGTGTATTACCAAGAGGGAAGAAGGTTGTTCATCAGAAATGTTTAATGTGGAAATGTGATGATATTGAGCAATTAAAACATATAATGTTGCTCAATGCAAATAGTTAATAGATAAAGGGTTAAGTGTAGAGCTTGAGCAATGTTTATTGTTCAAGCTTTTTTGTTATATCTTTGCTACAGTAATCGATTACATAGTGTTTTTAAATCTAATATTTAATTGCTTAATAAAGATTGTATCATGGATATGACAAATGAGAAAGTAGTAGAGAAGAAAGTCTACGAAAATAAGAAGGATGAATATGCATCTAAAGGTGTTGCTGGTACAGCCCTTGGCTTGGGTATAGCTGGCACTGCTCTTGGTGTATTGCCTTGGCTTACAGGTAATGGTGGTCGCAATATCTTTGGTTCACTTGGTAATAGTATGCCAGATAATGTTAATATCAACACCTATGGTGGTATGACTACAAGTAATGCTGCTCCTACAGCCCTTGAGGTAATGCAGAAAGAGTGTTCTGATGAAGTAAGGTTGCTTACTGACATGTTTACTTTGAAGTTGAATACTCAGCAGCAGATGTATGACCATCGAGATACTGACATCAATGAGAAGTTTAGTATGTGGAAAGGCTTTGTAAATGCATTAGATGCTGAGAATAGGAGAAGTATGGAGGCAGAGTTTGGTCTCTATAAGTCTCAAAGGGATGCTGATGATCACTTGAAGGATGCTATGGTAGCTCAGGGATTCTCCCTTTACAAGAGTCAGCGTGATGGCTTTGATGCTCTCAATGAGAAGTATGCAGCAAAGTTCAATGAGCTTGATAAGGAAGTAGCAGTCTTGAAGGCTATCCGTCCATATCAGGATAAGTTGTTGATGGATTATACTGACAAGAAGACTTGTACCTGCATTAGAGGACAGCTTGTATTGCCTAATACTCCTGTAATCAATGGATATGGAAGCTATAATGGCTGCAACTGTGTGAGTAGTGCAACTCCCACCACTGGTGCCTAAGCAGAAAGCTTCTAAGAAAGGAGCTAAGAGTAAATAAGACAGGTGAGAGATACTACTAAAAGGTATCTCCACCTTTCTAAAATAAGTATCAATTTTAAATAGATGTTAGTATGAATTTTACATCAGACCCTATATTAGGAGGACAACAAAGTCAGCAGGATACACTCAGCCAGATGAATGAATGGGCACAGAAATTTGCAGAGTTACAAAAGCAGAAAGGTAATTTCAATATGCAACCTCAGCAATCAAAAACTCCTACCTGGGATGAAATAGATAAGATAATGGATGGTCTTACTGAATCACAGAAAAGCTATCTTAATCAAAACCAAGACTTTGTAGAGAGTTATCAAGATGTAGCCAATATCTTACAGAGAGAAGAACTTAGAATCATTAGACCTCTTGTAGAACAGACTAAAGATGGAAAGGAAGCTTTAGACAAGCATCTTGCACTTATCAAGAAATTAAAGAAGAATGCTTTACAGGAAGAAGATAAAAATATGGCTTTATGGAAAGATTATATAACAAATCATAGTGATAAGACATGGCAGGAATACCTTGAACTTGTTAAGAAAGGAGGCTCTAAATGAATATACCTACACTTAAAGAAAAAATGCTTAGTAGCTTAGATACTTGGCTTAAAGGACGTATTGATGAAATGGTAAGTGATAATCCAACTTTAGCAGTATCTTCAGTCTATATTAAGCGTGGATGTCATAACATCCTTAAAAAATATGAAGGAAAGATAAGTCAAAGTATTGATAATGCAGCCTTATTCCTTGCAGATGAGAAGGGGGACATCAATACCAATACATTGTTTGCAGATGTAATTGAACTCTTCAAAGGACTTGAGGATAACCCCTTTAATATAGGATTAGTTCAAGGTGTAGTAGGTAAGGGGAAAGTTTCCATAACATTGCCAGACAACATCTTTACTAACATCATATTTGGTAATAAGAAAACTATCACATTCAATGAGAATGACTTCTTGGAATTGAAGGCTTTGCTTATTGAATAATAAATACTTAGAGATATGGACCAGAAAGAAATAATGAATATGTTTGATAAGCTCTATACCAAGATGAGCACATCCAGTGACCCTAATAATATGCATATCTTTGGTAATACTATGAAGGGTATGTTTAAAGATATGATGGAATTGAGACCAGATGTAGCTCAGGAATATCTTGATAAACTTGAAGCTATCAATTGGAAGAATTACCTGTCTAAGAAGGAAGCTATAACCATAGTAAATAGTATGGAACCTTCAGGAGGTTGGGATGTTTCAGAATGGGAGAGATGTATGAAGAATCTGGATTTCCGTACTGATGATTCTCCTTATTATAATAAGTGGGCTATGTATGTGGCAATGAATATGATCTACTCTGATAGTGCCAGTACTATTGCTAAGATAGTAGGTAAGACCCTTTCAGAAATGCCTAGAGAAGAAATGTTCAAAGCTATACATTGTCTTGCTTTAGATAAGCTAAAAGATGAAGATGGTATGTTTGACATACGAGCATACTTTCATGTATAAAGAATTTACATCATAAGATTTACTGTTTGTGTTAAGGAGGAGATTCTACTAAGAGTCTTCTCCTTTTTATATTATATTAGTCAGTTGATTTAGAGTGACTTAGGGAAAATGTTAGATACCATATATTGATTACTTCTTTTGTTATCTTTGCAAATAAAGAAAATAAAGAAATATAAATATGGCATGTAACGCAATAGGTGGATTCCCATCACAACAATTATCCTTTAGTAAGAAAGGAAAGGTATGGAGGCAAAAATGCGTGGATTTTGGAGATAATCATAGTTTACTTCATTATCATTTGACCAGAAAGTCTGTTGCAGCAATGAAGATAAATAAAGACTTGATTAATGGTCAGATACACATGAGTGACTTGAAGCTATTTCTTAATCCTTATGGTATTGATGCATCCTTTATTCCAGACAGTATACAGCATTATCCTATCATTAACTCTAAGTTAGCAGTACTTAGAGGTGAGGAATCAAGGAGATTATTTGATTTCAGAGTAGTAGTTACCAATCCTACTGCTGTATCAGAGATGGAAGAAGAAAAGAATAACAAGGTAAATATGATGCTTCAACAATTAATGATGGATGATTCAATGAATGAGGAAGATTTTAATCAAGAATTACAGAAGCAGTCTGGCTACTTTACCTATGAGTATCAAGATAAAAGAGAGGTAAGAGGTAATCTCTTGCTTAATCATTATATGAAGGAACTGGATATTCCTCAGCTCTTTAATGAAGGTTTTGTAGATGCTTATACTCATGGAGAAGAGGCTTATCTCTGTGACATTGTAGGAGGAGAACCTTATATAGAGAAGATTGACCCATTAAAAATGAGAGTCATTAAGTCAGGTTATTCCAATAAGATAGAAGATGCTGATATGATAGTCTTGGAAGACTATTGGAATCCAGGTAGAATCATTGATACTTATTATGATCAGCTAACTAAGAAAGATATAGAATCTTTGGAGACTACTCCTAACAATATGAATGGTAACTATACAGATTCCTTGGATAACATTGATGCCAGGTATGGTTTTGTTCCAAATATTAATATAGATACTACAGCAGGTGATGCAGTCTTTAATCCTCTTAGTCTGTTTGATGATACCATTGATACAACATACTTACCTTATGATATGAATGGTAATATTAAAGTACTGAGAGTATATTGGAAATCAAGAAGACAAATCAAGAAGGTTAAGAGTTATAATCCTGAAACAGGTGAAGAAGAGTTTAACTTCTACCCAGAGACCTATCATTGTGATCCTTTAAAGGGTGAGGAGGAACAGACTTTTTGGATCAATGAAGCATGGGAAGGTACTAAGATTGGTACTGACATATATGTAAATATGAGACCAAGACCTATTCAGTATAATAGGCTGAGTAATCCTTCAAGGTGTCACTTTGGTATTATTGGTAGTATCTATAGCACCAATGGAGATGTTCCTTTTTCTCTTGTGGATATAATGAAGCCTTATTCCTACTTCTATGACATTATCCATGACAAGCTTATTAAGCTTCTTGCAAAGAATATGGGAAAGATAGTAAGAATGGACTTTGCTAAAGTACCTAAAGGATGGGATGTAGACAAGTGGCTCTATTATATTAATGTGAATAATATTGCTGTAGAAGATAGTTTTAAGGAAGGTAACATTGGTGTAGCTACAGGTAAGCTTGCAGGTGCAATGAACAATGCTTCCTCTGGTGTTATTGATGCTTCCTTGGGTAATGAGATTCAGCAATATATCAATCTTTTGGAATGGATTGTCAATAAAGTAGGTGAAATGGCAGGTATCTCTAGACAGAGAGAAGGTCAGATTTCCAATAGAGAAACTGTTGGTGGAGTAGAGAGAGCTACCTTACAATCATCCATGATTACTGAAACTCTTTTCTCTGTGCATGATAGTGTGAAGAAAAGAGTACTTGAATGCTTCTTGGAAACAACTAAGATAGCCCTTAGAGGTAGAAAGAAAAAGTTTGATTATATTCTTGATGATGGAAGTAAGAAGTTAATGGAAATAGATGGTGATGAGTTTGCAGAATGTGACTATGGTCTGGTAGTTGATAATAGTAATGGTACACAGGAACTTAATCAGAAGATTGATACCTTGGCACAGGCTGCTCTTCAGAATCAAACTCTTGATTTCTCTACTATTATGAAGATATATACTACCAAGAGTACAGCAGAGAAGACTAGGATGGTTGAGAATAATGAGAAGCAGAGAAGAGAAGAAGCTATGCAACAACAGCAACAGCAACTTCAGATACAGCAGGCTCAGTTACAACAGAAGGCACAGCAGGCACAGGCAGAGCAAGAACTTAAGTATAGAATGTTTAAGGAAGAAATGGAAAATAACCTGTTAGTTGCTCAAATCAATAGTAAAGCAGAGGCTGATAGATTACAGTTAATGGGTGGTACTGATGCAATGACTATGGAACAGAAATTAAGTCTGGAAAGAGAGAAACTCTCCGAGAATGCGCGTCAGTTTAATGAAAGACTTTCCTTAGATAAGAAAGCACAAGCTGATGATGCCAGACTTAAAGAACAGCAGATAAAAGCTTCAAAGAAAAAGAGTAATAATAAATAATAAGGAGAATGTAATATGGATATGGAGAAATTACACAATAGAAAATTTAAAATTTTTGGCAGTACTTGGACTATTAAAATAGTAGATACTATTGAAGAAGAAAAAGATGAGAATGGTACACATTACTATGCTGGTATGACTTATAATGCTACTAAAGTAATAGAGATAGCAAGAAATGTATATGGTGCTAAGATTGACAAAGATGAGATGTTTAAGACTCTTTGTCATGAGTTAATTCATGCTATATTAAATACAGGTTCATACTTTGGATCCAGTAATGATGAACCTATGGTAGAGTTCCTTGGAAGAGGTATCGCTGAGTTGATAAGGCAGAATGTATTATGCAAGTAAAATTGTTTAAAGAGTAGAAGTAATGAAATTAATAACTATAGAATCTTTTCAGTTAAAGGTAGCTGATGAAGCCTTACTTATAAAGCCTATAAGGAAGCTTTTCAACCAAGACAGAAGTGCATCCAAGGAACAGTTCTATAAGCAGATGTCTTATCTTTACTTTATGGTAGATCCAAGAAGTACTTACTCTTATATTCTTAATGAGGAAGAGAGAGCTAAGGCTATTATAGAGCAGGAAGGACTTGAGAAGGACTTTAAGCCATCTTCTTTATTGGAAGAAGCTATGACAGTATATAAGAAGCATACAGTAACTCCTTCACAGGAGTTACTCAATGCTGCATTGAAGGCTGCACATACAGTAAGTGAGTTCTTAATGAGAGATGATATTCTTGATATGGAAGATGATAAGGGTAAACCTAAATACCAAATCTCTTCTATTACCTCTGCATTGAAGAATGTAGAAGGTATTGTATCTTCTCTACAGAATCTACAGAGAAAGGTAGAGAGTGAACTTAGTGAGCAAAGTAAGGCTAGGGGTAGTCAAGAGTTAACAATATTTGATGATGTAGATTAAACAATTAGGATTATGAAAGCAGGTGGGTTACAGTATGGTATTATTTATTTAGATATATTGAAGAGTGGTGTTTTGTTTATTGTATCACCAGATAAAGAGACTTTTCTAAAGAATGTTTCAAGAGTTATTAACAAGGAGATAGTTGATAAACAACATCAAGAAGAGTTAATAAAAGCTTTGGTAGATTGTTTTTCTAAGGATATGATATTATATCCAGGTACAACATTTGAAGCTTTCACTACTGATGGTATTCAGTATTTAGTTGTTGTATTGCGAGAAGAATTAAATGATTCTGATAACACACTTGTACATGAGATGTATCATGTTGTACATAAACTCTTCAAGGAACGTGGTATTGAGGATGAAGAAATGATTGCTTATACTTTAGAGTATCTATTCTCTAAAGGAAAAGAATTTTTTGAAAAGTTTAGGAAAGAAAACAGTCTTCCTAATGATAAATAATGTAACTTTGCAGAATGTGTATAGGGAGTAGAAGTCCTATATGGTATAGGATGTTCTAGAATAGGAATTGTAACATTAAATAATATGAAAAATTTAGTATATTTTATAGTAATAGTGGTCTTTGGTTTTAGTTGTTCTAAACAAACTAAAATAGAGAATAAAGATTATGAATATGTGTATATAGACCCAGATAGTGTTCCATTGGATTATTCCTATATTGATTCAGTCCATCATGTCTTAAGATGCAAGGCTTATGAAATTTATGGAGATAGTGATGCTACAGGTTTACCTGATAGTGTAATGAGAAGAAAAGATTCTATTGAACGATTAAGAGAGTAAAATTATGCCTGTAAAAGATGATTCATTAGTAGCTCAATATATAAGAGCAATAGAAAATCCTGATAGTGTAGGATTTAGTAATGGAAGATGGGAAGCTCCTCCTAAAGGTAAAGGCTATGATATTAATAGTCGAGGCTTTGGTATGGATGTGAATTATAATAATGCTACTAAAGCTTTAACAGCTCATAGAAAGGGTAAGTGGATTACAGAGGAAGAGGAGAGACAATTAAGGCAAGCTCATACTGATTATATTGAAGATGTATTGGAGGATTGGACTCCTCAAATATTAAGAGTAATGCCTTCAGAGGAAAAGAAAGCAATGGTTTTAGGTATGATGTATAGGGGAGATAATGTTAAGAAGATAATTAATGATCCTTCTTTAAGAAATGCTTATTACTCAGGTTCTGATAAAGATATGCAAAAGGCTGTGTCTGATTATTATAAGGCTAAAAAGTTTCTAAAGAGAGCAGCTAATCACAATAAGTTTTTTAATAGTAGAAAACCTAAGGGAAAGATGGAGTTAAATTATAAGCCAAGGAATTGGTTTCCTGAATATCAATCATACTCTGAAGGAGGACAACTATATGGTAATGCATGGGACTCTTTATCTTTAGTAGATAAAGCAGAGATGATTAAGGTAGCTGTTGCTAATGGTATTATTACTTTACCAGAGATAAGACAAGCCTATAATAAGTTTGCAGAAGGAGGGGGATTAAATGAAGGTGATGACTTAACTAAATTAGGAGGTTTTACCCTTCCAACTTTAAATGTAGAGCTTAAGCAACAAGAAACCCAAGGAGAGATAGTCGCACAGAAGCCACAAATTAGTGCTCCTTCTGAAAATGTTGTCAATGTTAACAACAGAAATACTGATACTGAAACAGCTTTTAGGAATTACCTTGATAGCCCTATTATAAAAACAAGATTAGCTAAGCAGTATGGTTCAGACCAAGTAGATACAAAGTTACAGGAGATGAAAGACAGGTTTAACAAAACATCTATCATAGAAGGTAACTTTGGTAGTTCCTATAATAATAAAGGAAATATATATATAGATACAAATGCTACTACTCCTTGGATGAGTAATAAGTTTGCTAAACCTATTACTCTATCTCATGAATTAGCACACACTATGTATCCTTCTAATGATTTTAATGTAGGCAAGTCTACTACATACTTAAATAAAATTGCACCTACAGAAGAGGGTGCAAAGAATATCTATAGAACAGAAGATGTAGGAAAAATTACAGATAGCTATAATGATTCTACTTTAGGGCATGATAAGCAGGATTATGAAAAAGCAGCTATGGTATATGAAGTTAGAGAACACATGAGGAAATTAGGATTATGGGATTATACCAGTGGGCAAGAACTAACACCTGATATGTGGCAAAAATATAATAGTATATATAAAAGAAATAGACTTGGCAATTATACTAATGATAAGAATGCTGTAGATTCACTTAATAATTTAGCTCTTAATACTTCTCCTGAAATGGAAGAAGTCAACTATGCTGCTAATGGAGGTAAACTTAAGAAGCCTGGATATAGACCCTCGTCCTTGATAAAAAAGAAAATATCCGATTGGGAAGGTTTTTCCATGAAAACCAATAGAAGTTTTGAAGCAGAAACTAAGGACTTTAACCGTGTAATTCCTGAAGAAATAAGAAGCAAACTCTCTTCTCAGCAGCTTGATGCCTTATATTCCTATGGTTATAATGTAGGTATGGGTAATCTTAAAAAAAGGGTAGTACCCACATTAACAGCCTATATAGAAGGTAAAGCCAGTAAGGAAGATGTTCAAAGGTCTATGTGGGCTAAAAGAGATAATAAACTTAGAGGATTAACTGACAGAAGGAATGCTGAGAGAGAAATGTTTGGAGGTAATTATAGAACTAAGTTTACTGGTACAGGGGGACTTGGAATACATTTAGATCCTTCAGAATATACTATACCACAGAGTTTCTTTGACAACTTCAATGCAGGAATTTCATTACCTCAAATGCAAATGCCTAATGGTATAGATGCTGATCCAGAGACCCTTTATAAAGCTCCTACTATTGATGAAACACTATTCTCAAAACCTGAGGTTACTCAAGAGGAATTAGTATATAATCCTCAGCAAGAGAAAGTTGAAGGTTTAAAAAGGATGACTACTGTTATGGGATTATTGGGTCAGAATATTCCTTTTGCAGGATTAGCAGATACCAATACTCCAGGATTATTATCCTATGTTAACCAAATATATAATTCATAAATTATTAGAAAAAAGAAAGGTAGGAGGGTTCCCTTCTACCTTTTTTAAATATTCTTTTTTAGTGTTTGAAAAATTCAATACTACTCATAATCTGACATATCAAGAAGAATTTCTAATTTAGATGCTATCTCTGTCATTCTTTCTTGTATTACACTTATCTCAGGAATTCTATGCTCATGACCTTTCTTCCATGTAACATTCAATATACCCAAATCCTCACCCTTGGAAGTTTTCATAGCTCTCATAGCTAAGGCTGTACATTGATTCTCTTTAAGGATTCTTGCATAGCCAGCATCTACTTCTGTTACTTCATCCATATTAGAGAACCATTTGAATTTATTCTTTAACATATATCCTATAATAGGGAAGAGATTGGTAGGAATACACTGGAAATCCTTATAGTTAAATGTTACACCTTCAGCTGTATTTACGGATGGAAAGCTTTCATCATAGAATCTCTTATGATAGCCTCCAATATATTTCTCTGTATTATGCATTAGTTCAATGGTAACTACATCACAATGAAGAGCATCTCTAAGATAGTCTGTTAATTCATTAGCCTCTTCTTCTATTCTTGAAGTCTGAGCATAACATTCTTTGTCTTTCTGTTTATTCTTCTTCTCTTGTTCTTGCATTGCTATAAGTACAGCATTCATTACTCTTTTCTGGGCATACATGGAGTATAATATCATAGCTAATCCAACAATAACACCAATGGTTATTGGGTTTGGTTTCATAATAATACTTACTACCCAATCATATAAATCGTCCCTTAAGAATAATTTACCTAAGAATAGGGCTATTAAAGTACAGAGGATTATCTTGAAGAATATACTCACAGAGTGGTCTTTTACTTCATTTAGTTTACTGAATCCTCCTAGAAATTCTGTGATTGCCTGTATCACACTAGAGATTTTTTCTAACATTACCTTTACTATTTACATATTCTTTACTGTTGTTCAAGGATGTCATAATGTCCAATGTGATATTTGTTACACACCCTACAGAAATAGGATGTCATTCCATATAATCTATGTTTTGAGATATACTTATTAGCTTCTTTTTCAGTTTCATAAGTTTTCTTACTCTTACCTTTAGAGGTATAGTGTTGTCTTGGTCTGGATTTCTCAAAAGGTATCTTACAAATTCCCATATTAACAATATCTATCCTTTCATGCAAAGATATATACATTATGTATGATTATAGAGATGTTAAGAAAAGTGCTAAGAATAGTTACTATTTTTCTTAGGAATAGTACAATAATTTAAGGATAATAACGTTATTAGATAAAAAGAATTGTCTATGAAGAATTCTTTATATCAATATTATAGTCAAAATCCTCTTAGTTTATATGAGGTTAGAAGACATTTCTTGTGGCATTTCTATTGTCAGAATCATAGTAGGAATGATGCAAGGAAAGTCTTGAAAGCTGTTGTTACCTCTTCTAGAATAGGTAGGATAATAGAAAAATCCATACAGAAAAAACATGCACCTAATTATAGTGATTTCCTATCTACTATAAAAGGAATGCTTAGATTCTGGTTTTGTTCTAAAGAAACTTTAGTGTTAGCTACTATAGAAGCTATATTGAAATGGGATATTGTAGCTAACAGAAAATTGAAGTTAAAGACCCAAGTTGAATTAAAACAGGATACTCTTGAAGTACTTAAGAGGTATTTGGTATACAAAGAAGTACCCACAGATGATGTTCTTTCAGCAGAAGCTATTCATACATCTTCTTCATCTGTGGATTTAGAGTATATGAAACCTTCTTCTGATGATAAATCTTCAGAGGATACTTCTGAATCGGAGGATTCTACTTCTCTTCAGACATGGACTTTAGATGAATTTATCAATGAATTTGGGCCAAAGATGCAAGTAAAGGAATTTGCAAATAGTAAAACAGGAGATTTATTCAAAAGTTGTGTGTTTACTAAAGGTAAAACTAGAACCTTTGTTGCTTTTTCTTCTAAGTTAGGTGAACACACTAAGAAAGAATTACTTGATATGAAAGATGAATTAATAATACTGAAAGTACAAAATGGTAAGTATAAACTTGCCAAGCACTATTATACATAAAGTATTAATATTTTAAATTACATAACATGAAGAAATATATACACTTTGTAATTCCTTATGCAATATATGTTAGTATAGTTTTAATAACTATAGCTGATGCAAGACGTGATTATTGGCAGTTGTTTATCTTTTGGATTATTACTCTGCCTTTGATTGTAGGGTATATTGCTTACATTATATGGGAACGCAAGAACAAAAAGAATAAAGGAGAGTGATTAGCTCCCCTTTATTTCTTTATCTATTAGAAGGTGAAGCTTCAAATATCTTAAAGATAGCATCATCTTCATCCATTCTCTGCATTTGTTCCCAATCCTTGAAGAATGGCATATTGTATTTTACCATATTTCTCCAATACTTGTTTTCTCCTTTATGGTCACCTGATTTAAGATCTGTAACAATATCACCATTGGTAAGACCATAGAAAGTATAGAGTAGGGAGTTCATAGTATTCAATGATGCCATAGGAGAATTAAGTACTGTCAACCAATTAGAGATATTCTTAGGGTGAGGCATTGAAGCTTCAGTATCAAGAATAGCTCTTTTTGTCTGATATATCCACCATCTTCTCCAAAACTCTCTCTTATGTTTATCTGGATCTCCAAGGGCAAAACCAAGACCTAATAGACAAATGTACATGAGCATTTCTGCTCTAACTCTCTTGATATTATATTTCTGCATATCATCAAGATTATGCCATTGTGCCTGAGACCTAAACATAAAGGTATAGAAGTCTTTCATAAAGAGTCCAATAGCATCTAACTTTTGACCCCTATTCCAAGTATCTTTGGTGTCATCATTGGTAAGACCTTTGTATAAACTATACCAATATCCTTCTCTATCTTCTCCAAGAGAAGCATCAAAGTGTCTCTTCCTAAACCTTCTTGAATAATGTTCAACCATCCACTGTCTAAAGTTCATTATGCCACGTCCCCACCATTTTTGATGTAATAATCCCTTATCCTCTTCATTCATGGCACCATGAGTAGACTGGTTGACATAACGAACTTTCTTTCTTACTTTATCAATAAAAGTATCTGTTATAGCATTGCCATCAAGGTCTGTTACTCCAGTCTTTAAATGGAGTTCTGAGTTACCATCCTGTTTATTAACTACTTCAAAGGCATCATATAGGCTTATCTTCTTACCATTCAACAATACTTTCTGATTATGGAGAACACCATACATATTTACATAGTGAATAAGATACTCACCAGAAGAATAGCCTATGAATGAACAATCATGAGAGATTAATTGCCTGAACATACTTTTATAGTATTTAGTATGACTCTTTTCAGAGAAGTTTTCCTGAAGAGGGTCAAACAGTTCTCTCATAAGTACACTCTTGTGATTTACATTGTTAGTAAGTAACTCTGCCAGTTCTCCACCAACACCTGCACTGCCAAATAGTTTAGTATGTGCCCAAGCATAATCCTTGAAGTTGTAGAATTCACCAGCACCAGCTTCAATCATCATCTGAAACTCACCCATAAGGTAATTGGCAACAGCACCTTTGACATTAGTAGCCAAGCCTTTAAATGATGTATAGGCAAGGATATTGCTGAACATCTTAGCCCAAGTCTTGTTTTCATTAGGGTCTCTGTTTTGTCCATAGATATGCTGAGCAATAAAACCTTCTATAAGTTCTGTAGTATTGGTATTTTTTCCTCTTTTCCATAAATCCTTGAATACTCTTATCTCTTTATTCTGTATCACATCACCTTTTGGGTCTTTATCCCTAGCACTCTGATTTTTCACAAAGTCACCAATAAATTCAACAACCTGTGCTATCTGACTCATAGAATCATAGTTAATAGCTGTTCCTGCAAGGGCTGCAATACCAGTTGAGAAGTTTTTAAGAAGTTCTCCTTCTTCAACTTTGTTGACAAAGAAAATAGGAATTTGTCTTAGTGGAGTGTTATCAAAAGCACCTTCTGTAATCTGATATTCATCACCATCAATAATACCATTCATATTATAGTTTTCATCATCTTCCCTTATCTTATAGAAGTTCTCAGCTTTATTTCTTACAGCTTTAGCTACATCCTTGAAGTTCTTGGCATCATGCATAGCATCAAGGAATTTACGTCTTATTTGTGGTGGGAGATATTGATGCTGAGCATAGGCTGGTAGAAGAGAGCCAATCTCACCTTTAAGTTGCATCATGGTATCATAGTATTCAATCTGTTCCTGAGTCCAATCTTTCTGAAAGTCATCACTCTTTCTATAACTATCATTAGGTACCCTTTCTGTTCTACTATTACCATTAGTATTATCTACAACTCTGTCTTCTGTATTCAGGTCTTCCCAGTCTTCAATAGCCTGTTTTAAATCAAAACCTCGAAAACCTTGACTATAGAGAGACTTAATCTTTGCTGATCTTGCTGCTTTATATAATTTCCAATCTATATCACTAATTATATGCCCATCATCCTCATACATAAATTCAGAATTATGTCCAGCTTTATAGAGTTTATCTGTAGCTCGACGAATTCTAAGAGATATACTATTCATAGCTGCATCCCTTGAATCCTGAGCATTCCTAATGATAGAACCCATAGCACCAATGATAGGATTAGATGCTCTACCTATGCTATATAACCAGTCAAATTTAGTAGAGTCTGTAATAGCCATTCTGATAGCATTGATCATAGACTGACCATCAGGAGTAGTGTTTCCCACAATTTCTATCATAAGGTTGGTCATAGTACTCTCTGTAAGATTATCGAGCATATTTTCCTTTTTATCAAAGAACTCTTTCAAGTCTTTAGCAGTCTGACGGATATTATCAATATCTGTTTGGGCAATGGACTCATCAATGGTAAGATTCTCATCTGCCAAAGCTGATACCAATGGATAATATTGCTCTTTAAGAGATTTAATATCCTGTAAAATTTTAGCAGTACCAAAGGCTTTCTCTAATTCTGTACCCGTTTGAGGAATACCTTGAAGCATAGTATCAATATCAGCTATCTGAGAAGATGCTTCTCCTAAGAAATTTAATACTCCAGAGTAATATTTCTTACTAGATAACTCCTTCATAAGTTTATTAAGTACACCTTCAAGTCTTTTTCCTTCAGTATTATTACCTTTTTCCTTTTCAAGTTGCCTAATCTGCCTTTGAAGAGTAATAGCAGCATCTGCTGCTGCATCAGAAAGAGTTCTAATTTTAGATGATGTCCTATGAATCTCATTGATGTCTATTTTATACTTCTTATTAAGCATTTTAATTTCAGCCTTAATCTTCTGTTCAGGACTATTAGTATAGATGTTGTTTTTCAATTGAGCAACCTGATTAATAAGAGCATCCATATCTATACCTTGATATTTCTTGGCATCAGTAATAGCCCTCATTAATAATCTCTGTTGTGGAACAGTAAGATTTATAGCTCCATGATTAAAGTCATTAAGGGTCTGTGCTGCATTTTCAATGGAACCAAAGGTGTTGATAACCCTTTGGACATGTGGAGAATTAGGACTTAAGGTGAATAGAATCATAGCATCCTTCTTATAAAGGTTACTAATACCTACTCCTGCAAGGTTCTTAAGATATTGTGCTAAATCAGTATTCATAGCATTGAATACACTTTGCAGTTCTTGTGGCATAGCAGTTATATCTACACCTACATTATTAAATACCTGCTTATAAATATCCCAAGTCTGAAGATTTTTCTTAACACTATCTCCATAGGTATGTGTCCTGGAGTTTTTTTCTGAAACAATGATGTTATAGATGTCACCATGTTGTACTACTATTGAAGTAAGTCCTTTATGATTATCATTGAAATCATCAGCTTTCCTTAAAGCATCTTCTGCATTAGAGAAATTTATTCTCTTACCATTAATATCTACAGCTCCCAACTGAAGTTCTGCTGTAGAAAGATTACCAATATCTTCCTGTATAGACTTGAAATCAAGGAACTTCAAAACATCTTCTGCATTATGTTGCCCCTGACTATTTCTTTCTATATTAGCTTGATCCATTTTATCTGCTATATCAGATACTGTATAAGATGCATAGAGCCAATTAGTAAGTGGTCTATCCTTCAGTTTCTCAAGCATCTTTTTATACATCCTTGAAGGCTCCCCATTGGGAGCCTCAGGATATAAAATACATGAACTATTACTCATACACTAACAATATTTTTTAAACTCATTAATTGCTTCATCAATACTTAAATCTAATCCTTTCTGTTTAAATATATTCTGTAAGAACTTACCAAAGACTTTTTCTCTACCTTTGATACTCTCAGCTCTCTGTAAAGCCTCTTCCTTACTTAATGTAGGAACCTGTTTCATAATCAAGTCTGCAAATGCTGCAAGGTTCTTAACCTCTTCAGTCTTTGTAATAACCTGATTATTTGAAGTATCTTCAACATTAGACTCTTGAGGACTTTCTGTTTTCAGGTCTGAAGCAGAGTTATCCTCGGTAGTCTTTGTAGTATCACTCAATGGGTCTTTAATGTCTAAGGTACTCATCTCCAAGTATTCACCATTGTTACCAAGAGGTTTAATTAACTCAAAAACAAGTTCTTCACCTTTATCAGAAGTAAGATGCCAGAGATAAGTATTGTTATTCACTTTAGTTTTCATATAAGAAATACCTGCAAGGTCAGCAATCTCTTCTGGTCTATAGACAGTAAGTTTGTTATGCTTAACATCTATATTATAGTGAGTATCCTTGCCTCCCTTTCTTGGAACCAGCTTATTGTTTTCCCAGTTATTTCTAATAAACTGATCAATCACCAAGTCAGGAATTACCTCAGGGAAATTTCTATATGTATCAACATATGTGGCATTACCATTCTTACTCTTTAGTTTTTCCTTTACATAGGTAGGAACCAAAGACATAAAAGTCTTAGGAGAAAATCCAATACCAGCTCTGAAGAAACTGTAGTTAAACAGCATTTGAGAAAGCTCTGGATCTTCCTTATGTAAGTCAATCCAAGCACTGCGAAGTTCTTCCTTTTTCTGTTCATCCATACCAGTGATATTAATCATAAGATATGGTCTTCCAGTCTTCTTGGAAACGTTCATTCTAATAGCTTGAATCAAGGCATTATCTGAATATTTCTCCTTGAACTTCTGTTCCATAAACCACTTAGGGAATTCTGTAGCATAACTCTTAAGATGCTTAGGATTAATCAGACCTGACTGTATCAACAGATAAGACTGATAGAAGTTAGAGAACTGATCCAAAAGTTTCTTGTCATTATACATCTTATCAGCAATATCAGCAGGAAGATTAGCCAATAGCTTTCTGAAACCATTGCTACCAGTAGGCATATCAGAGAAAATAGCCTTTGCAATATCCACAGTTCTTGCAAACTGTTTCAATACTGGATGATCAAAGAATATATCATCAATATCAACAGGCATATTATCAGCAGTGTAGAAGTGAGTACCATTCTCTGTGTTAACATCAATGAACTGAGACATTTTATGCTCAATAATAAGATTATCTATAATGAGTGGACCAACAGCACTAGAGATAGAATTGAATCTTGTAGCATAGGTAGGCTTACGCATAGCATCAGTAAGATTTCTCATTTTCTGGAAAGCAAGAAGTACTTTGTAATCAGTAGATTCATGCTCCTCGGAAGTAAGACCTTCAACCAGTTCCTCTGTAGTAAGTTCCTCGGTGTTAATCAAAGAATCATCATTGATGTTATTCTTTTCTCTATACTCAGTCAGCCATTTCTCAATAATGTTGGACAAAGATTCATAATTGGTAAGATTCTCTCTATTGAACTTGTTGAGGGTTCTTTCTATAATATCCTGGGAAAGGAAGAGAGCCGCATCCTCAAATGTCATACCCAATCTAAGCATAGTATTCAGCATACCAGCTGTAGTCATGTTAATATTCATCAAGTTCAAGATAGGATCTTTTACAGCATCTGCTGAAGCTGATACCAAAGAACCTAAAGTCTTACCAATAAGGTTGCCCTCTCTATCATACTTCATATCAACCTGCATTCTTTCACCAAAGGTAGTACCTGCAATAGTAAAGGGATTTTCTCCACAGATTTCAGATACATCAAGGAAGATGTCATTACTCTCAAGAGTAGCATGAGCTACCTTATTTACAGCAAACACACCAATCAATGATGCAGCAGCACTATTCTGCTTATAGAACTGTACCTGAGTATCAGCAAAGGTAAGGTCTTTATCTGTATAAGAAAGGTCTTTGAGTTCATCAATAGACATTTTCTGAAGGTCAGACCACTTAATACCCTTGTTAGCAGGATTCTTATAGGCAGCAACCATATAACCCATTTTCTTAGGAGCATCAAATCCTCCAGGATTAAGAATCTTATCAGCAGTCATCTGATTAGTGAGTACTGCATAAGTCATATCAATAATCTTGTTATCTCTGTATGTTCTACCAGAAGTAGGAGCATCAGTATAATAAGCAACCTGTTGATATTTACCATAAAGCCACTGCATGAATTTATCAGCAGACTTCATCTTCTGAGGATTGTCGAGGAACATTCTTACCTGTTCACCAACCCAAGTATTGTTGGTTTTACCATCATGTGCCTTCTTATAGCTTTCAGTTGCTATGTTAAATAACTCCTTTTCAATCTCATTTTTCTTTCTTGTCTTGATAGGAATATCCTTACGCATGACATATCTCTTATCAACATCAAAGTCAGAGTCATCAATCTCTGTAAGTTCATAAGGAAGCATGATAGCATCACCAGCTTCTCTAGGCATGAAACCTATAACCTTCATAGGAGCACAAGAGTACTTATCCTCTGTAGGAATACGGTAACTTACCATCTTAAGAAGCTCTGGATCCACAGCATTGATAGCATCTACATTAATAGTACCATCAGCATTGGAGAATTTATCAAAGAGTTCATTAGACCAGATAGGAGCAAAGACTTCAAAGTAAGCAATACCACCTTGATTTCTCTTAAGGTACTCCTTATAGGAAAGATTATCATGCTCAGAAGCATTATACTCTTCCTCAAGAGACATAAGATTACCTTGCTTGTCATTAAATCTGATATGCAACTGAGTAGACGTACCAAAGTTAGATACCTGAACAATAGGACCACCAGCAATCTTCTGCTTATTTACTCTGTTCTTAATGATAGAGTTGATAAGCTGTTCAATTCTCTTAGCCTGTATTGGGTCACCTTTTGGTATTCTGAATTCACCAGTCTCCTTATCAATAGAACAAGCCTGCAAGAGGTCTATTCCATATCTTGGAGAAGACATGATTTCTCTTTGAAGAATCTTGGAAAGAGCAATATTCTGTTCCTTCTTGTCATTGCTGTTGAAGTGCAACTCTGCTGCAAGATTATTAATACTTTCCTCAATGTTGGCAGCAATAGTCTTCTCATACCCTTTTCTGAATTCATCTACCTTTACCTTTCTGTGAGTACCATCAGGTTCTGTCCACTCATAGAAGTTATCTACCTGATTACCATTCTCATCAGTAGTATAAAGGTCAAGGTCAGAAGGAGTAATCATTCTAATCTGAGAACCATGAGCCTGAGAATGCTCCTTAAAATGCTCAGGAACTTCTTGCTGCAAGCAGTAGTCTTCATAGGAAGCTTCATGTACAAAGGTATCAGTATTATAGTTCCTATAAACTCTTTCACCTGTAGCATCAGTCTCTTCCTTGAAGATTTGATTCTTCATATAGGTATAGGCAGCTTCCTCACCTCCTTCCATATCTCTGAACTGGAAGATATTCATCTTACCTTGAAGACCAGACTTAATGGCGGATTCAAACTGAACAGTATCAATACCCTTGGTAGGATTCAACTTCTCAGAATCTTCCATTACTCTATAGACTGCCCTAAGGAGATTTGGTCTGGAGAGCTTTTCACCTTTAAGGATAGCATCAGCCATAATGAGAAGATATTCTGCATTCTTAGCTTGGAAAGGTACTTTCATAGAATGAATAGGAGCATTAGCTACACCCATATCCTTTGTGAGCTTTGAATACACAAATGGCTTCAATGGCTGGAATGCTGTCTCCAAGTCAGTATAGTTGTATTCACCTTTCTGTAGCTTCTGATAAATATCTTCTGCCTGCTTAGACCATCTACCAAAGATGAATGCCTTCTTTCTATAAGATGAAGGAGACGAATATCCCTGAGCATCAGTAACATTAATCTTGGTATATTTACCATCCTTACCTACAAGAGATTCCTTAAGAGCCATCATCTGAGCTTTTTGGTTTGCTGGAGCAGCAGCAATTCTTCTATCAAATACCTCTGCAATATTAGCAATGATATTAGACTTGAAACTGTCAAAATCTTGTAAGATGAATGTTCTATACTTACCATCAGATACTCTGTTGCCATTATAATCAGTAGCATAAATATTACCTCTTACACCAGGAGCATGAAGCTGTGCTAAACGCTTCTGCAAGTCCTCAGTATCCTTATAGAAAGCAATGTCAGTAAGAGTCAGCTGCAAGATATTCTTTGAAGCAAAAGCATCATTCCAAAGAAAGTTCTCTACTTGCTTTCTTACCCAGTCATCAGCTTCTTCATCTTTCAGTTCAGAAGGATAAATACTCTTGATACTCTTAGCTGCTTCCAAGATACCATTGTTTTCCCAGTTATCAAGAATAGATTGAACTCTATCTTCCATGTGCTGACGGATAACTCTATCAGCAAGTTAACCAAGTTCTGCCTCTTCCTCAGCAGTAGGAGCTACTTCTCCCTCTACTTTCTTCTGAAGAAGAGATGCTAACCTACTATTATCAGAAGAGATGGTATTATCTTCATTACGAAGAATATCTCTCTTGGCAATCTTATCAGCAGTATTCTCCAAATAGTTATTCAATACAGGAAGGAAGTTAAATCTACGCCCATTGGTATCAAAGTTTTTGATGAAACCAGCATCCTTTTTATCCATGTTTCTCATTCTAACAGTCTGGATTCTGCTAAGTTCCTGCAAGAACATATTATGAAGACCATAGACAATGGAGTTCTTATATCCTTCACCCCTATAAGAGTAGAACTTAATGAATTCTGATGATGGCTTATTAGACTGCATAGGTACTCTGAACCATGCAGGAACCATATTGGTACTATCATCAGTACTTTCTGCAAAATATTCTGTGATGAGGGATAAGGTATATTCTGCATCACTCATATTACGCATATAGTTGTGCTTGTTGAAGTTCAACTCTACCTTATGGTCAAATACCTTACGGGCATCTTCATCCTTTGCAAGTATTCTAAGCCACTCATTTCTCCATCCTTTATCTACATCACCATTTTGGAACTTAAACCACTCAGAAGAACCATATTCATTCATAATGAAATCCTCAAATGCCTGACCTTCTTGACGGAATTTATTCATCAGTTTAGTCATAAATGATGGTGTGATATAAGACTGATACATCTTACCACTATCATAGAATGCATTGACAGCAGTATCTTCCAACTTGTCAGTAATAGGAGTAAGAAGATTCCTCAAACTACCACCAATAGAGTTCTCTGTTCCAAACTTAAATGGGTCATACTCCTTGAGAGTTCCTTTATTCTGAGCCTGCAAAGCCTTATCCAAGTCCTTGACAATATAACCAAGAGATTCTGTAATCTTCTTGATGTTCTCTGCATTGACTACATCAGTAAGCATTTCCTCTGTGATGTTATAACCAAAGCTCTTACTGATACCTAAGATATTATCAGTAGCAGTCTTTGACATAGTATCATCCAAAGTCTTACCTTCCTTAATAGCCTTGTCAATTTCCCTCAACTCAGTCAAAGCCTTATGAAGATTGAACTCTGAGTTCTTTCCTGTAGTCTGGTCAGTACCAAGAAGTTTAGAATTAATCTTACCATTATTACCAAAGAGAGGATGTTCTCCAATTTTGAATAGGGCAGAGATGGACTTCATTGCTTCTGAGAGTGCAGGATGACTATTTACAGTCATGCTATAATACTTACCATCTTCAAGCAATACAATAGAATAGAGCTGGAAATGCTTAGAGAATACTCCATAGAACTGGCTTTGGAAATCAGTTTCCTTACCACTCTTATCAGAAAGTCTTTGTATAAGTTGAGACAACCAAGGGTTCTGCTTCTGCTTATCAGATAATCTCTTAATCATATCATCAAGAGATAATGCTCCCTGTGTCCATCTCAAGATACTATTGACGGACTCTCTTGGATTTACCCTTTCTGCAATTCCCCACTTACTATAGACCTTGTTACCTTCTGCATCCAAGAGATAGCATTCATGAAGACCTAATCTTACCAAGGCAGACATAGAATTAAGAACATCAATGGTCCTAGATTCAACCTGCCAATGTTCCTGCTCATCTTTTTCTCCCTCTTCTGCTGCTATATCCTGGTCATTGGAATAGTCATTGAAGTTGTCGAAATCTACCTTAGAGTCCTCTGTGGTAGTAAAGTTACCTCTACTATAGTCCTTGGTGATACCAAAGCCTTCATTCATAGCAAAGATGTCTGCTGCCAGATACATAATAGCATCCCAGTTGTCTGTAATCAGCTGAGCCTGCATCATAGTATCTGTATCCTCATAATCCATTACCTGAGGTGAGAACAGAATCTTGGTTCTCTCAATAAGTCTATCAAGACCTACAGTCTCTACAATTTGCTTTCTAGATGCAGACTGAAAGTCAAGGTCTGTATTGAGAGAAGGGAATAGAGTCTTGGCAAGACCTTTTTCCTTCTGAAGATTAGTAATCTCATCAGAGATAGAGTTGACTATCAGTTCTGCTGTATGACGAACTTCTGTAGCAGATAGAGAAGCACCAAGTTCTTCTAAGTCCTTATCACCATTAAGCAGGTTGTCAATCTGCTTATTAAGCTTGTCATACTCACTGAGATTAGTCTCTACTTCTTTCTTCTGAGAATCCTTGGATTCCTGAAGATACTCTTTCTCACTTGTTGCTTGAAGCACTGTGTCCATTTGATTGATAATGTTTTGATTTTCCTCGAATGAGTTCTCCATAGATAACTGTGCATCCAATTCCTTTAAATAAGGTATCTTCCAGGCAGCATCTACAGGTGTCTCATCATAGAGTTCATTAAAGTATTCATAACCTGGAAGAGAAACTTTCTGTGTTTGTCCTTCTGGGAAAGAAGGATTAGTTACTTCTGTTTCTGATTCCTCTAATTGTTGTAATTGATACTGCTGAGCAGCATCATATGAGTCTTTATCAAAATGCTTAGGCTCTGCGACTTCATGGTCAACCATAAATACAACTTGAGGATTACCATGATTCTTTGCAATATTATCATGATCATACTCCATATTGTAATCCATAGTTGCAGCAGTATGGAAACCTAAAGTCTTCTCATACATCAACTCCAAGTTTTGCTTATTACTTGCATAAGCATCAAGATGAGTAGCTCCAGCTTCTCTTACCAAGTCTTTTATAGCACTAAGGAATCCCTTTGAAGTACCGAGATTAAATACTGATACCAAGTTTCCATTAGGTTCTACAGCAAAGCCAGCAGTACCATCTTCTGTTAAATAGCATTTGGCTTCTGAATAATCATCATGTAAATCTACTAATTCAGCATTTTTAGTATAGTATCTTACTATCTCAAAAATGTCATGGAATAGTTTAGGACTTACTTCTGAATGAATATTGAAAGAAGTTCCATGCTTTTGATTACTTACAGTCCTTGAGCTTCCGTGTATAAAGCTGTCGATGGATCCCAGTTGTCTTCTAAGTACATCTGCCAGATGCTGTCTTTGGTCTGTTGAAAGGTCTCCATCATATATTGACTTCCGCTGTCCTTGGCTACCTTTTCTAACTGCTTCTTGTACTCTTCTAAACTCATCTGTTGTTTTGTATTCTTCTGTTCCATTTTCTTTTGAATTTTTATTTTCAGAACGTAAATTGTTGTTACTATTAAATAAACTTTCAATAGCTTTTTTACCATTTTCTTGTAATCCTCTTGTACCTATAACAGCAGCATTTTTGGTTAAAGAAGGTTGAGAAGTAGGAACAAATTTCTTTGTTGCTTTATCCCATACTTTCCAAGTACTATCTTTTTGGTCAAACAGATATACAGGAATATCTCTTATAATACCTCTTGTAGAAGCATAACCAGTTCCACCATTTACATAACCATTAGAAGCTATTGTGCCTATAGCAAATATAGCATCAGCTTTATCTGCCTGCATCATATCTCTTCTTACTAACTTGCCACTATAAGAGTTAATATCTAATACTCTTCTACCTAAAGTATTGACTATTTCCTGGTACTCCTTATCTAACTTTGTTTTCCATTCATTAGATAAATTGTCCCAGTCTTTAACAGTATAGTTTTGAACCTTAATTCCAGCTTTAGTAGCGGCTTCTTCCCAAGCTTTATCAGAACCTACTGCACCTCCTGAGTAGAATGTGGCATCTTTAGGACTAAATGGCAATGAAGAAGTTTCATTATTAGAACGCTGAGAATCTGGATTTATTTTATTATTCTGAGCCTTTTTATTAATCTCTAAAGGAGAGCCTTCTTTCTTTACATTATTACTAATGATAGTAACAGTATCTGTAGCTCTTGATACACCAACATATTCAAGCTGCTGCTTGATATTAGCTGCTTGATCAGGTTGAGTACCCTCTACTTCTACATCACTAAGGTCTCCTAAATCAACTTCTTCAGAACTCTTTAACTCTGCATTAGCTGCATCATTTTTAGATTCTTCCCCAAGGTCAACCATTTCCATAGCATTAGCAGCATTGTTGTCACTCATAGAAGCCCTAGATACATCTACATCATCCATTAGTACATGGGTAAAAGTAGAACCTTGTGACTTATGAATGGTAAGAGCATAGCCAAAGTCAATAGTCTTAGCCTGTAAAAGGTTATGGCTATTGTCTTCAATATTATCATTGACAAAGAGGAAAGAATCAATAGCATTAATCTTAGCATAGATTGCTGCCTTGGCTTCTCTACCATAGGCTCTTCTAGCTTCATTCCATAACCTCTTCTTCTCATTGGCAAGAATCATAGCACTCTGTCTATTCTGAGCATTATTCTTAATGTCCATGAAGTCGAATGTATCTATATTACCTAATGAGTCTTCTAGAGTAAGAGGAATAGCCTGCATTACTACAGGAGTACCATTGTCTAATCTGGTCTGTACTGTAGTAGGTTTACCAACCTGAGTTACTTTGTATGATTCAGAGTTAATGAATCTATAACTCTTGGTTTTCCATTCATATCCCCAGTTTGCATAACCTGTCATAGGCTCACCTACATGTGGAATAGGAGAGTCATACCCTAAGAGTTCTCTTACCTGATTATTATAAGCAGTTACAGCCTTGTTGGTATAAGCAAGAATTCTAAAGTAATTAGGATTCTGCTTCAAGCCTTTAACATACTTATCAATAACTTCATTGATAGCATCTTGATGCTGAGGAGAGATATATGCAACACCTTCACCTTTACTATTGAATGATGATACCTTAGACAAAGGTTCTCCATTACGGATAGCTGTAGCTTCCTTAAGGATAGCATTATCATCTGTTCTTTCTACTTGAGTAAGACGGATGACTTTACCTTCACCATTTCTAAAGACCTTAGAGATTTTATCCTCATTGACAGGAGCCAGCTGAGCTTCATCACCTACATAGATAATCTTAAGATCCATTTTCTTGGCAATATCATTAAGGATTTTATAATTCTCCTCATTGATCATAGAAGCTTCATCAATAATAATGGTAGTTCCTGGCATGATATCTACATCCTTCAAGACATTTACCAAGTTTCTTGCATTATAAGCTTTACTTGAATCTACTTCTACATTAATACCAAATACTTTATTTAATGTAGATGCCTTAAAGCCTGCCTTAGATACTCTATCATTAAGTACTGCTGCTGCCTTATTGGTAGTAGCACAGAACATTACAGGTCTATGCTGCTTTTTCCCCTTCTTGGCAATCATTTCCATAAGGGAAGTCTTACCAGTACCTGCGTATCCACTAAGAGTCATAGATGTCTCATTAGACTTCATGAATCTATCCATCTCATTGAGGGCATCTATCTGCTGAGCATTAGGCTTGAAAGGAGCTTTGACTGTAGTACCATCAGCAAATGTAAAGTCTTGAGGTACAGCTTTCCCACTATGTTCTTTTTTAGGTTCAATGTCATTAATAAGATCATAGTCAGCAGACTCCTGCTTAATGAGAGAAATCTCATTATCCAGCTGTTCTTTAGACAAGGAATAAATAAAGTCTTTAGCATTACTTTCTTGCATAGAGGTAATATCATTGTTTATTACATACTTACCATTACGATTAAGTTCTGGAGTATTCAATCTAATATCAGCATCAATAATTATTAGATTGCCATTAGGAGTCTTTATAACATTTTCATCATGAAGGTCAGATACATACAAATCATCAGTGATAAAAGTATTGCCTTTATCTTTAGTTGACTTTGTAAAACCTGCCTTAGTAATAAATTTGTCTATCTCTGCTTGTGTTGCATAAGTTCCTTGAATGAAAGGTTGTTCAACAAGAAATTGGAACTCTCCTTTAGAGTTTCTTCCAAAGCCTGTAATCTTTAATGTAGCTTCAGGGAATAGAGTGTTATGAAGAGTAATTCTGTCAAGAGCAAACTGTGGAGTAATAAAATACTCTGTAGAAAGAATCTTTATAACATTAGTATCTCCATCATTAGCAAATACCTTAGCTTCTCCGCCTTCTGCAAACAGTTCCTTACCTTCAATAGTATCAAGGTTATCATGCCAAATGCCCTTAGCTTTAGCCCATGACTCAACTATCCTTTCTTGGATAGGTTGTTGTCTTTTGTCTCTCTCATACCTTTCTGAGACTGAGAGTGGAGCATTTCTGCTTGAGCTTTCATTTGAGCTAAGGAGTATGGATGCTGTTGCATTTGTTGTACCTCCTTTATACATTCCTCCTGATGCTTCTTGAGGAAATCGTTTATAAGTGACTTTGCCATTTTCTATATCTTTAATTAAATTATCTAATACTGTAAGTGATTCAGAAGTCCATTTACCAGATTCTATTACACTTCTAATAGTATCAAGAGATTTATCCAACTGTTCAGTGCTTTTATTATTATAACGCTGATTTTGCAGATTTGTTGTATTATTGGCTACTTCTTTTCTGAGCTGGCTCTTGATACCATTATAGCGCATATAGGTATCAATATCAAATGCATTAAGAGCTTTGTCAAGAGCATTCATTGAACGCTGATAGTAAGTATTAGAAGTATGAAGTCCAAGGAGAGACTTAAAAGCATCAAGTACTCTTGACCAAAAAGACTTGTTAGCTTTGTTCTGTTTGTCAATCTCTTGAATCTTACCTCTGAAGACAGGATTGGCAAGTTCTGCAACAAACTCAAAAATATCAACAATGCCTCTTTCACCCTTTAAGATAGGATTGGTCTTGAGGTCTTGATAAAGAGAGTTAATCTCTGTACGGAACTCCTGCAAAGCTTCAGGTCTCTTCCAATTCTTAGTCTGATTAGAGAGAGCATACATAGAGATAGAATGAAGTACTTCATGAAGAATGATAGAAGCCTTCATATTATTCATTATATCTCTTTCAAGGAAAGACTTCTTGTAGGTGATAGTATTGCTATTGGTGTATCTGCCAATAGTTCCAAAAGGAAGAGATTCATTAAAAGATACCTCAATACCTAAGTCCTTAGCAATGCTAAAGACTTTATCAGCCAATACCTTAGAAGTTCTATCATCATTGAATCTATTGTATAACTCTTGAACCTTACTAATGGTATAGGTTTGATTCTCCCTAATACCAAGATTAAGCTTCTTGACATCCCTCATAGAACCAATGTTGTCAAACTCATCAAAGAAATTATCTTTATCATAGTTAGCTTGTTCTACAGGTCGCTTAACAGAAAGCACATAATTTCCCTTAGCATTTCTGTAATGAACAATAGCTGACTGAGGAAAGAAGTTTGCTGCATCCTTTCTTGCTACTTGAAGTTCTCTAAGAGACTTGAATTCCTGTGGGGTATTATATCTCATTTCCCATAGTTTTCTTACAGACTTACCAGACTCCTGATAATGAGTATTACCAAGCTGAGCCTGAATATAAACATCTGTAGGAAAGAGAGTTTCATTTCCTGTTTCTAACCAATACTTGTGAGTAATAAGCTCAAGAGTATTACTATTCACATTATTCCTTGTGGATAGATTCTTGAACTCTTTACTACTTATATTTACGCATCCCATAAATTATTAATTATTTAATTTTGAGGCAAAAATAAGTAAATTCCTAAAGAGAAAGTTTTACTTAACTAATATCTTTATATTATTTAAAGGGTTTATTTGTTTAAACCAAGGAGAGTAGATTAAAACCCTCCTTAGCTTATTCTTATCTTGCTGTCAATCCACTCAACAGCTTTATTTAACATCTTCTTAAGAGCTTTTCTTTCAGAATCAGTCATTTTAGCTTCTTCAACAGCAGCACAGGAATCACATTCCATAGCCAATGAAGAGAGTTTATTCCTCATTCCTACACTCCATTTAGTTCTTTTCATATATTATAATTTTAATCAATATTACAACATACTTCTTCTATCTCATTATAGAAATCAATATCCTCTACTATATCATCAATGAAGGCAACCTTACCTTGGGTATATTGAAGGTCAGAGATATACTGCTTAAGTTCTATGATTTCCTGAATATAGTCAGGATTATCCTTAACATACTTCTCATACTCCATAAGTCTATCTTTAGAACTACTTATATCTTTGCTTAAGTCTGTAACGACTTCTCTAATACTTTCCTTGGTTATAGTAGTATAAGAATCTTCCTTACCTGCAAAAACAGGATGTATATTTTCACTGAAGTATTGATATATTTCTGAATTACGAGAGAATGCAGCTAAGAGGATATGTTTCTTTTCTTCTTTATCTGATTTTCTTTTAGGAATAATATAGATTGATAAATAACTACTCATATTACAAGTCCTTTCCCAATTCTTTAAGCATTAAATCATGTGCCATAGAAGCTACTTGCTTTGCATCAGGATGTGGAGCACCAGTTGTTCCTCTATATCTAAGGTCAAAGAAGTGATTCCAATCAGATGTAAATCCAGTTACAACCAATTCTGTCTTTAGTGAATTTGGTAAAACAGCCCTTGCTTGTTGGGGAGTCCAACCCATTTCAAGAAGAACCCTATAACTAGATTCTGCATTAAGCATTGCAGTAGACCATTCCATACTTGCTACTGATGGTCCTTCTTGCTCTTTATTAGGACAATTAGTATTTACCCAAACAGGAATAATAAATGTAAGCTTATTGTTAAATTTATTCTTAGAATAGTTGCAGTACCTTGTACTTTCTTGAGCAAAAGACATTACTCTATGCCTTACAAACTCATGTGAAACACCTCTATCACATACAAAGTGTACAGTAACTCTCCTTTCATGGAACTCTGTAGGTTCACAGATGTACTTCAAGTCATCAAGCCAATCATTCTCTACAAGAACTCTATAGTTTGTAGTTATATAAACTTCTTGTGTAGCTTTAAGTTTCTCCTCATAACTATTATACTTGGGATATTTGCCAAAGACAACTTTAGAATAAGGGTTATTGATATATTTATCTTCTATATGGTCCTTCTCATAATTACATAAAGAAAGACCCTTGTTGATAACTTTGAGATACACAGTACCATGTTCTAACATTGCACCATGACCAGACTTAATCATTCTATCTACAAAAGGCTTAGCACTATTTTCGATGATTTTATCTTCACTCTTGTAACAAACTCTACCTACACGTTCTACTTGCTTATAAATACCCTCAAGACCTGGCGCTTGAGTAATGAGTTCTACTGAAGGATTGATTAGTTTCATAATTATTGTTTTTTATTTACTTTATATTTTCGTTTATTTTCTTTATCTTTAAAGGTAAGATACCCTGCTGATGGTTTGTAGCCTTTTCTCCTTGCATCATAAAGAGATATGGAAATAGTTGCAGTTTTTGTTCTTTGAGGATAATATTGTTTACCAGACTTTGTAATCCATACTCTCTCAGAATTAAAGTGAATCCCAGGTTCATCACCATTATCTATATTACCTCCTACATAGTTACCGTTCTCATCACAGAAAGCTCCAGTATTAGCATCTATGTAGTAGCCAGGATAATCATCTGACTCATATATTTCTCTTCCATTATCTAAATACATAATTTCTTCTTTTAAAGGGTTATTTACTAAAGTTTACTTCCCCAAATATTTTAGAGAATAGACCTCTTTCCATATACATAATAGAGTTTTGCAAGTGATTTCTGTCCTTGAAGTCTTTAGATACTCCTACTAATCTGCCTGTTCTACAAGGGTTATTACCAGTTTCTCCATCTCCAACCTCAATAATCATAGCTCCACCTTGCTTTACTACTCCTTCACAATCATTACAAAGACCTTGGAATATTTCTCTTGGAGCTTCCTTGTCTCCTTTTAGCTTTCCTAACATGGCTACACCATAGTCTTTTCCACAGCAAATGCAGCGTAAGACTGATGGATTAACACCATGCTTAGGACTTAAGGTTATACTATTCTTTGTCATACATCTACACCTTTAGTTACATAACCAAAACTCTCTATCAACTGCTCAATTACCATATCTGCATTAGCATTTGATTTCTCAATGACTTCTCTAAAAGCTTCTGCTAAGTTATAGGGAAGGTTATTATCTTCTGAAGGGACTTTAATAAAGTACTGAAGTCCCTCACATTCATAGTTTATTGATAAATCTGTAATCATAATACTTCTATTTAGTTACTCTTGACAAACATCTAAATCATCTACAATCCAGCCTTCTGAAGCTTTTATAAGAAGTTCATAGTGTTTGATTTTCTTTTTCATAGACTTTATGTTCTCATTGCTGCTGACTTGAGTTATAATGTCCATTGTTGCTTTATAGGAGTCAATTGCTTCTTGACAAAGAGTTCTTAACTCTTTAAGTAGAGTAGGGATACCTATAGCTTCATCATCATTCTTAAACTCTTCAAAGAAATTAGTATTATCAAAGTCATTCTCTTGAATCTTATTACAATACCTATGACCTTCATCATCTACCTCAGATTCATATTCTTCTGATATACTATAATTAGTGACATTGACTGGCATAGATTTACTCAAGCTATAAGATACACAACAGTCTACTTTCACAGGTTTAGGATCTGACTGATTCCAAGGAGCATTAGGATCATTAGCTGCTCCCATTGGATAATTATCTTTCATATATTATAAATATTAAGTACTTGCTACAATAGTATAGTTCTCAAAATTATCAGAAATAGGCATAAGAGCATTTATGTATTCCTTAGTTCTTTTAAGTAACTGTTCATAAGTTCCCCAACCATTAGAAGGATTGTATTTCTTAAAGTAATTTGCAGCCCATAAAAGCTGCCTATAGCATGATATAAGTCCCTCTACATATTCCATAGTAGGTTCTCCTATATTCATAGTTTCCTTTGGATGCCATAGTAAATCGTACAGAGTAGGTATCTTTCCAGATATTGTTATACATTTACTATATAGGTCTACTTTACATTTATCAGCCATAGTTGTTAGATTATGAGTGAGATTAATATGAAAATAAGTGTTATCTTCATAAGTCTTTTCCTCAATATCATTAGGATTAACATCAGGAAAATAAGTTAAAACTTCTTGCTTGGTAGCAAGCTCTTTAGTTTCTCCATTATCTCTAATATAAACTCCTGTACCTCTATGAAGCACAGGAGTCTTACTATAAATATATAAATCTAAGCTCATTGTTTTTCTTTATTACATTCTTCCAACCATTCCTCTTCTACAAAATAAGCAGAAGGTCCAAATTTATCACAGTCAGCTAAAGAGCTATGTTCTTCAAAACCCTCTAATTCCATATATTCTTGGATTTCTGGGAATTCAATTAATATATACTTCATGATTCTTTCTTGTTAAGTTTAATATATTTGTTAAGATACCATATAGCTTTCTTCTTATCTTGAATATCAGTGCCCTTATTGTTTGCTCTCCATTGATATTTGAATGCATTCAGTTCGCAGAAAGCAGCTACTTTATCTTTACCAAAAACATCAATCATTGCCTCTATACATTCTATATTACCATTCTTGTAATGAGAAGGGTGATTAACCATTTCTTTTTGAAGGTTTTCTTTAGTTGAAGTTGTAGATGCTTTGGTATAGTTTTGGATCTTTTCCAGTTCTGTTACTTCCTCTTCTATAACTTTTAGTTTATCTTCTAAAGCAAAAAATAAACTAAAAGGCTTTTCACTATTTTGTTCTGTAGTTAATGTTAGGACAGATTTAATTTTTTGTATAGCCTTTTTGATTTTTTCTATATGTTCCATATCAATATTTATATAATGCTCCTTTACTAATTGCTTTTCCAATGAATGAACTCATAAGTTTACTATGTACTATAGTTTCCTCTGAGTCATCAATTTCATTATAAACCTGGTAATCATTGTTTTCATTAAGGGATATATCCTTAGAACTTCTTATTCCAAAGTTAAGGAGTACAAAGCATTCTAAAGGATAACCTCCTTCTACTTTTCTTATTAAATCATCAAGCTCCTTCTGAGAGTTGATTTTCTGTGGTCTCTGATTCTTCATTTTCCTGAGAATTTAAGTATGTATAGTTAACTTCTTTAAGACCATCTATCTGCATATCATAGCCTTGCCGAGCAATTTCTCTAGTATGAGTCATTGCTTCTGCAATATTATTAGCCCATAGAAGGACTTTATATTTTATAGTCTTCTCACTACCATCATCAAGTAGTGTAGTATCTCTAAGGGTAGCTATAAAGGTATGGTCTCCTTCATACTGAGTAATAATCTCCTTGACAATAGACTGTTTCAAGCCTGTAATTTCAAAGTCTTCTACTTCCCCAGTTGTCTTATATTGCTCCAAGTAAGATGTAACTGCATGCTCAGCATAGGCAAATACTTCCTCATCTATAACGCATATTTCAATTTTCTTCTTTACCTTTCCATCTATTTTCCAGGCAACCTTTGCTTTTACTTCTATTAGCATAACTGTTTGGTTTTAATGTTAATACTATAGCATTGCTGCTATCTTTGGCTGATTCATTTGCTTCATCTTGTAATTGATAAAACTTTGCCGAGTTTCATCTAACTTTGCAAGAATCTCTTTTTGAGTCCAAGTACTCTCTATAGGTACTAAAGGAGTTCCATTGTATGCAATATAGATTTTCTCATCAAAATCAGCCAAACAGATAGCCTCATGTGCTTCTGCTAAAATTGTATTCTGTCGGGAAGTTTGTTGCTTCTCTCTGAATGTTCTTATAAATTCCATTACTTTAATCACATTTATCAAGTTTTTGATTATTACTATTTACTATAAGATAGTCTGTAGATTCCTCAAAAGGAATACCTTCTTTATAGTTAAGACTCCAAGGATATGACCTTCTTAAAGCCTCTGTGAGTGTATCTACATTAGAATACTTAGCTCTAATACAATGCACAGCCTTAGTACATCTTGGATTATTAAGATCTACAGAAGAGGCTTTCTTATTAGAACCTAAATACCCAAATTGCTTAGCTGCCTTATCACAAATAATATTCCATATATCTGCATATTCTTTCAAATTATATATCCCAAAGCCTTTTGTAGGGTCTTTTCCCATTATCTTTTGCATATCTTTACAACATTGAGAGAAAATACATGAGGATATTTGCAGCATTGCGGAAATATAATGAAGGGCAGAAAGACAATCTATATGCTTAAATTTAGCATTTCTAAAAGAGATATAGATACTCTTATATAACTCTTCTGTATTTTCCTCTAAGAGTTCATCAATATTAGAACTAAGGATGTTCATATATCTCTCATTCTGTCTACTTATAGCCATTAATTTATTTGGAAGTAAATCCAGCTGTTTACCTATTTTATTAATCTCATGCTTAATCTCAAATTTATAAAAAGACTTCTCTTCTTGAATATTTTTAAGATAATCATGGTAAGCATATTTTGCCATTATAATTGAAGGAAGACAACAATACTGGAAGTACCTCCAAATATCTATTAATTCATCTTCTGTTACTCTCATTTATCTGTAAATTTAACAGGAATAGACCATCCATTCTTTATAGCTCTAGATAAATTAATAGGAGAATCTCCTATAGCTTCAGCTGCACTTTGTAGAGAATCATAGACTCTTTTACCTAATTGGACTTTCTTTTGCTTAGAGAGTATCATTCTCTGTTTACCTTCTTCAGACATGTGACAGGTACCTCTCATAGCTTTACTTATTTTTTCTCTAGTTTCCTTAGAGGGACAATATCCTTTTTTCTGTGCCCATTAGTGTCCAATAAAAATTGGACACGTTAATTAATTAATCAAATAGTCCCTTAAAAAGGGGATATTCGAGTTCTTTGACATCGTTGAAAATAGTCTTATCAAATAGATCTCTCAGGTGGGTTTTGTCCGTCAATGAGATGCTTAGAATCTGCAAAACTTCATATGTCGAGCGTTTCAATTGCATATCATGGTGAAC